TCTTTACACTACCCTGCTCATATGTTTCGATTGAGCAAAGGAAATCTAAAAGTTCCTCACCCGTCATGCTCCGGATCCGGTCTGCATTGGTCTGCGGTCTGCATTCTTTCACAATCTCAAAGCACTCATCCTTCCAAGCTAAAACATTTTCTAGCTTATAGGAACTGTAGCCAACATGATAATAGTCCTCTCCGATTTCCTTGTACTTAATTTCGTAATATGGCTTTTTTTCTATCATTGTTACGATAATATCTAAGCAGGAAACTTTAATGCGTTCCGTTTTGCTATCCCGTGCCGCAGTTCTTATACACTCAATCATGACTTTCCTCGCTTTCCCTGTACGGCTCCGGCAGTGGCATCCAAGCATTCACGAACAAATCGTATTCCACATAACTTTTCTCATCGTCCCCCGGATAAAATGCACCGTTTCCGTCCTTATCAGCTTCATATCTGCCAATGTCCGGCAATGTAAAATTTTCAAATGAAATCATGATATATTTATCATCCTCCGGCAGTCTCTCTGTTACCGGAATCCACCCACCAGTCTTTTCTTCCTCTGCCAGAATCCTGTTTATTTCTTCCTCCGAAACCACTTTTGTTAGTGGAGAATACCCGCAGGCTTCTGTTGCTGCCTCAGATATCCGGTTTTTAATCCTGCTTATTTTCATTCTGATCCTCGCTTTCCGGCAACATAGCATATTTATAGCTACTCATTTTACCGTCGTATGTGCTCCATGACGTTTTTCCGTAATCCCATGTATAAACCGTTTCATCTTCATATTTTGCAAAATGTTCTTTGCTCCACGCAAAAAGTTCAGAATCTCTGACCAAAATCGGTGTATCAATCGGAATCTTACTCCAATCAACTGGTGGTTCGACATATTCACTGTTCGCCCATTCTCTCGTCTTTCTTTCACAATCTCTTATTGTGCCACCATTAAAATTACACTCGTTGCACTGTGTTTTTCTGCAATTTTCCAGCTTTCCATTAACAACAGCAATGTTTCCCCCATTGCACGCGATTTCAATAATCTCTTTTGCATACTTCTCTTTATTCAGCATCCTTCTTCTCCTTCCCGTACCGCAACTGATACGGTACTTCTCTGAATCTTTTCAACGCATCCTGGTCCGGGTGCTTTGTCGGCATTGACAAGTTATTATTCATTTTTCCGATAATTGCACGGCGTTTCTTACCTTCTTTCCACATTTATATCTCCCCCTGCCTCTTTCCGATTCTGTTCACAAGCTGTTCTGACCTCATATAAGCCTTATCCAACAGTTCTAAATATTCATCAAAGGAAATCTGTGCTTTTTCAGATAACTCCCTCGGATAACGCTCTAACAAAGCCTTAATGCACTGTTTCATGTCTCCAAAATATCCGATTGTTCGAACGCTTTCTTTTTCATTGCCGTCCTTATCCTGTCCGGCATATCTCTGTCTCAGGGTGTGATTCAGAGAATCAATCTCCACAAAATATCCATCCTGCAGTTCCACAGCTAACTTGTCCATCAACCAATCCTCCTATATTTCATACGTCTTTCCAATAAACCGCTTATCAATGTACTTACATTCCCATTCCAGTACACTTGCGATCCCTGTCATGGTTTCATATCCGGTAGCAAGGCAGTTAATCAAATATCTGATTCTCTCATAAACCTGTCTGATCTGATTTCCCGAAAATTTAAACTGCGTTTTAAGGCAGACACCCAACATAGCAAAATAATTAAATACCTGTGCCAGTAAAAACTTATTTGCCTGTATCATGCAGTTCGGTGCAATCTTTCTCTCTACCAGATAAAAGCTCTCACGATACGGAATCTTATTTGTTTCCTCTCGCACGTCAATCTTGCATTTATCTTTCAAATAAAAACCAAGTTCCTCGCCTGTCGTTCCATCCTTTGCATTCTCCACATATGCATCAATAGTCTGCTCAACCTTTATGATTCTTTTGTGTCCGAATCCGAACTTATCATGCAGTGCCTGATATGCCATCATGCGGACGTTATAATAGGATTCCTCTATCAGATAATCCGCATTGCTTTGTGCCTTGGCGTGTCTCTGTATTCCAATCAGTTCACTCTTGGAATATCCAAGTGGCTGCATCCGCTTTTTCTTTCTTGCCAGTGCATTACTCATTTGTTCTTCCATCTCCTCTCTACATCCTCAAAATGGCTAAATACAAGACTTTGAACATATTTTGATATATTTGTCCGTGCATATTTTTTAATTAGCATTTCCCCTGCTTCCATCATTCCTTGGAACCACTCATCTTCGTTATCAGCTTCATAAAACTGCTGCCGGAATTTATAATAGTCATTAAAAAACTGCCATTCTTCGGAACCTTTTTCAAATTTCTTACTTGCCATAATCATTCACCTTTTAATCAAATGGTGTGCTGCCACATACTTCTCGGAAACCGTCTTTCTGTTGCATCCGTGCTTGAATCTGTTCAATGGTTTCGGTTCGCTCAATGAATCTCATGTGATCGCCGTCAAATTGGAGAACTTCTTTTAAATGCGTTCCCTGCCTTTGTTTTTCAATTTTCCATCCCTTATATTTACCATCTTCATCAAGATTCCATAACAAGATAATGTTTGATGCATCCTGCTCAACGTCTCCAGATTCTCTCAATTCTGCCATGGTTGGCTCTTTTGTTTCTCTCATCTCCGATATTCGATTAAGCTGAGACAGTACGATAATTGGCACATGCAGTTCCATAGCCAATGCTTTGATAGCTTTTGAAATATCTCCGACCTCGGATGCACGGTTACCGAATCTTCGATCAGCCTTGATTAACTGCAAGTAGTCAATCACGATCACATCATATCTTTGATGCCTGCATTCTGCCCGAATTTCACTTACCGACTTCGCGCCGGTTGAAATAGTGATGCTATACCCGGAAAGTGTTTCATTCGCCTTGTCGAATGCTTCTTTCTCCCCACCAAGAAAAGCCTTTGCCCGGCGAACCCTTGTTAGACCGATTTCAGACATTCGAGAAACGAAACGCTCATACACCTGTGATTCGTTCATTTCAAGGTTATAGTAGCCAATGTTGTAATCCTTTTCTGCCATCTGTCCGATCATTTGCGTAACGATTGCAGATTTTCCAACTCCCGGTCTTGCGCCAATTACAGTAACGTCTCCGCCTTCCAAGCCGCCAAGGCAATCATCTGTTCGATAAAATCCAGTTTTTATCAATCCCTCGCCTACATGCTCATTGAAATAATTCCCTTTATTTTCTGCAACAATCTGCTTCATAGTTTTTGAGTGAACGGTTTTGTTTTCTTGGATTTCTTCGAGTTTCGTGAGAACTTCAGCTATAGAATTGTCAATATCACACGGTCTAAGGCTCACTCCTTGAAAAATTTTTTTTGTTTCTCTTGCTCGCCAATCTTTAACAACTGCATCCGCATAACTTTTTATTGCCGTTGAGACTGGGGTAACAGATATGCATTCTTTCAATTCGCTTGCAATTATTTCCGGCTCCCATTTGTGGTTTTCAAGTGTCTGAGACAGTGAAACGACATTAATGTTTTCTCCACGATCATACATGGCAAGCATTTCAGCAAAAGTATCTTGGCAAAATTCCGTACTAAACATTTCCGGCTTTAATTTGTTATAAACCTTGTACATGGAATCATTGTCAATCAATACACATCCGATCACTCCAATTTCTGCTTCTGTCAACTGTCCTCACCTTGCTTTCGTTTCTCAACTTGACGAATCCAGTAATCGCAATCCTCTTTCAGCCAATCACCATATTTCGGAATATAACGATAATTTGTATCATCCGGATTCTTCTCTATATAGTCAGTAACATATGCCACTGTAGCCTCATATATCAGCTTTGCAACGGCTTTCCTGTTCGGCTCGATAACTTCTAAAAGCTTGTCCATCCATGCTACCTTGGCAGACGTTAACGACGTTTTCTTTGGATATGCATTGATCGTGTATTCCCATCCCCATTCCGCGTCAAAGTCCAAATCAGATGCAGGCACGCTTTCTTTTGTATTTTCTTTCTCTATATCTATATCTATATCTTTCTCTATATCTATCTCTACATTGCAATTTTGTTGCAAAATGTTGCACTCCGTTGCTCCACTGTTACATTGCAACGCTTTTTGTGCATTTTCCCTAGATTTACGACTTCTTCTGGTACTTGCAGTCTCGCTTCCTAGGTTATCTTGCACAAATGGCAACTTGTACTCAATGGAATCTGATGTTTCAAGCAATCCGCAGGAAAGAAGATACTGAATCGTTACTTGAACATTGATTTCGTCCTCGTCAATATCAAGGGCGATCTCTTTGTAAAATTCATCTTCCAATCCGGAATATTCCAGATAGCCACCTTTTTTCAACGACAACAACTGCATCTTAAGATAGATGATCGTATATGTATCGCCACCAGCCATCTTTCGGAGTTTTTTGATTCGTTTGCTATCAAAGAAATCATCCATCAGTTTAAGCCAGTAATACCGCTTATTCTCCGCCATTTTCACTACCTCCAAGCAATTCAATAACCTTTGCCCCAGCATCTTCCGGGCGACAAAATACGAACTCAACGCCATACTTAAGTTGCATTGTCAACATAGCTTTTGCCAATACCTTGCCAGATGTCGGCTTTGTTTTCGGTAGCGATACATTCAGCAATTTTCCAAGTGTGTGCATATATGCAATATTGTTATACCGGTCCACTCGAGGATTATGCCATGTAAATACATCATTGACGGAATACACCTTGTCTGTATTTTCAATAAGCACATATAACTTAATTCCGTTGTTCTGCGCCAAAATACACTCGTCACGGAATCTCGGATGTGCTCTTCCACAGATGTTCCCAGCAATTTCCTGCATGTCTTTTTTCGTGTCAACGGAAACATCATATGTGCCAAGAAAATCCATCTTTTTAAGTTCCATTTTTCTAGCTGATTTTCTACGGATAACATCCGCTACCTTGTCTGTGGCAATTATGTAATCTCCAACCGGCAATGGTGCACGCAAGACTTCCATATCGTGGCTTTTAAAATATCTATTCTTAAGGATATGTAAGCCCTCTTTCTGTCCTTTATCCTCAATTATTAACACGTATTCTCCTTTCTGGCGGTTACTCTTAGCAACCGCCAAAGGTATCTCATGGCTTTCAATTTAGTTTTTTGTGATATATTAAATTCCTTGCCAAAGTCAGATACCGCATAAACTGGTTTCTTTTATGCTTTCACATTGGTGTTTCAACCTATCAAAACGGGCAAAGGTTCATATCAACCTCTAATCCTTTTTCTGCAATATAAACATTTGCTCCATATTTAACTGTTTCTTCTGTCCTTTGTTTGAATAGTGCGGGATCTCCGCTTTTATCTGATAAGTGTATTAGAACGACATTTCTCAATGCCGGGTTATCGTTAGTAGAAATAAATTTAAGTGCCGTATCAAGGCTCATATGACCTCGTAGGCGGTGTTCATAGTTCGGTTCGTACCGATTGACAAATTGCATATCGTAGTTTGCTTCACAAAGAATGTGATTTACCATCTGGTTTGAAAAATCGTATTTACAATATTCCAAGTCGGTCAAGAATAACAGCTTACCCATTTCCTCATGCTCGATTAAATAGCCATAACACTCGATTTCCGTGTCATGCGGCACATTGAACGGTACCACTGTAAAACTGCCGATTTGACACGATTTGTTAGGCGAGATGGCTGTCGTACGCTCTCCGGTAATGACTTCAAGTGCGGTCTGCGTTTCAAACGCTGTATAAACCGGAATACCAGACTGCATGAAATCTTTTATGTAGCGTGCATGGTCTCCGTGTTCGTGGCTCACAATACATCCAACAACATCAGAGATTATCCAATCAATCATTATCTTAAAGTCCATGAATTTGCATCCGGCTTCGATTGCAAGGATTTCTCCATTGTCGGCAATTAAGGCGTATGAGTTACCGGATGAGCCGGAACCTAAAACTTTAAGCTTTATTTTCAACCACTCCCTTCGCTTTCTCGATAATCTCATCATCAAAATTCGCTAGAACTTTTCTGTAACTTTGCTTTTCAAATATTTCTCTCATTTTTCTTTCATTCGGATTATGACAAAAAACTTTGAAAAAATTATCAATATTGGATTGATGTTTAATTCGCTTAATCTCTGGAAGCCGTACCTCAAACTGTTCGTTGCCAAAAACATCTACGCCCTGTTTGACAATGCAGTCCGTAATCTCGTAATCAACACGGTTCACAGCTTTGGGTTTTTCCAATACCCACATTTCCCCAGTAAATTCCGCATCCGGAACATATTTCTGAACTTCATCATTGCTCATGACCTTGTCAGCTTTCAGATAGTAACAATGAATGATTACCGGCAAGCCAAGCGATTTCATATTTCGTACCACCAACCCGGCTTGCGGTATTGCGTTCAAGGCTTCAATTATGCTTGGTGCTACGCATATCCGTTTAATCGTGTCGTTTTCGCCCTCACACCGCTGTTTTGGAACTCTTGGAATAAACTCATCCACCAAGTCAAATGAAACGTGAATCATAGGCTACTCCAATTCTTCCTCTGCCGGGAACTGAAAAATTTTTAAATAATTTGTACTTGTATATTCCATGTACTTGTTTCTAAGCATTTCCATAGCTTTCTTGGCTTTTTCTTTGGAACTGTATCCAGCCATTTTTGTTCCCATTGCTGTCAAAGAGTTGTGGCAAAAGATAGCTGCGTGTTGAACATTCTCATATTTCCCGACTGCCATGCTCAAAGAACTGATTTCATACGGTACATCAATTGTGCCGTCCTGTGATATAACTCTCATGGCAACCTCCTAATCTTTCATAAAGTCCGGTACGTTCTCGTCATTCTCAACGACTTCTCCGGCTACTTTTTCTGGCTGTGGTTCAACTACTTCGCTCCCGGTCTCAATAGCTTCGGATTCAGCTACAACAAATGGCTCTGAATTGGCATTTTCGGAAACATCACGCTTGACCTGTTCCTGCAAATCTTCCATCGGATATTCCTTGAAGTCGTTGTCCTGTATTTCCTCTTTCGTATACAATCCCATTGTCAATTCCGGGCAATTCAGACTTGAGAAGAAAGATGCCGCTCTGTAACGAAGCATTAACTGTGGCATGGTTTTCCACTTACTACCGTTCTTGCCAAGCCATCCCTCGGCTTTAGCCATTTCCATGTCCACGGTCATACCCTCAACTCTACGACCATTTTTCGTAGTCCAAGCAAGACACGAATAAGGCTTGCCATCCTTATCTTTGGTTTCCTCAAACTGTAATTCCATGTCGAATTTACCGGAATTATTGATTGCCGCAATCAGAAACTTTGAACTCCAAGACGGTCTACCCTGAATCACATACAGATTCTGCATAACCATCAGTGGGCTTACTCGCAGTCTCTGCGCCTGCTCAATAGCAATCAGACAGTTTGCATCGTTCTTCTGGAATGTCTGCGGAACGATTGTTGAACTTGCCAGTGCCTTTGCCATCTGCATAGCCATGATGAAATTGTCGGATGTTCCGAAAATTCCAAGGCTGTAATCGGTAACCTTGTTATTGTGTGTTGCAACCTCTGTCTTTTCTTCTGCTACTGCTACTTCCTGTTTCTTTGCTTCTGCCATAATTATTTTTCCTCGCTTTCCATGATGATTTTTAATTTGTTTTCTGCTATTTCAAACTTTTCTTTTGCCGATTCAAGTTCCTTTTCTGCGGCTTCTCTAAACTTTTCCTTTGCATAATCGAAATTCGGCTTTGTAAGGAAAATATTTTCATAATAGCCAGTAATTTTCCCTTCGTCCTCTTTTCTAACAAAGCTCATGCAATTTGGAAAACCTCTTTTCTTATCAACTGGATAATATGTCTTTGGTTTTTCAATCACTTCCATTTCTGTGACGGAGATTCCGTCCGAATTAAGTCCATAAAAATAAAGTTTCACTGCTTTTCCTCGCTTTCCTCGCATTTCTTCACAACTGCCACCTTATCAGCAACGTATGTCTCTACCCACTTCATATCCACGGTTTCATCTGTAACTGTTAGCTTTGCACCATTGGCATTTACAACCGTGTCACCGGCTTTCACAGAATCCTCGGTGCGGTATGTATAGCTTCTGGTGCTGTTTGGAAATTTTGCTTTGATATAATTCATTCTGATACCTCACTTTCTAATTTTTGATGGTCTGATAGCATTTATCATGGTCGTTCCACTTAATAGGAATTGGTGCACCACAATCAATGCAATCCATATCAAACATTTCCTCATCCATATTGGTCATGTATCTTGAATGCTGTCCGCACTCGCAATTCGCATAAAGTGGTTTCAATGGTTCATCAAAAAGTGAATCATCTCCGCAATTCATGCAATGGATGCCTTTGCTCTCTTTCTTCAAGCAGAAACCTCTTATCGCTCCACATTTCTTACATTTCCAATAGATGAATCCTTTATATGTCAATCCGTGATAAGTCTCTTCAACAGGTTCTTTATGCTGTGCCGGTATGTTACTCGGCACTACAGCATTCGGAATTTTTGGAAGCGAATCAAGCTCTAACTTTGGTTTCTCAATCTCAATTTCTTTCGTGGAATCAAAATGAAGATAGTCTACCAGCATGCTTGTAATCTTAGAGAAAAGTTCAACCGCTTTATCCCCGACATCAACAGAAATGTTCATTCCGTCTGTAGAAACTCTAATTTTCATTTACACACCCTCCACTTTCAACTGCTTGTCCTCTGAAACGCTCAAAAGAATTAACTGCGCATCCATATCCGGCACATTGAACTCATTCAGCGATTCTGCGTTATCAACAAAAATAGGCACGCTTACGCCGTATAACTCGCTAAGAGAACGGATAATATCAAGTCCTGCTACGATTCTGTGACCACTATTCAAAGTCGAATACGGAACGCCATTCACAGTACACTCGCAACAATCTTTCATACCGCCATTTAATTGCATTTCGAAGAGTTTGAAATTAACTGTCTTGAAATGGCTATTGATAGATTCAGAAACCTTATCCAGTTTGAAACGAATGAACTCTTCTAAGAGGTAAAGCATCTGTTCCTGGTCGGCAACTTTCTGCCCGATTTCTTTCTGCTCGTCACGAAGCGTTTCGATACGATCATCAATCGCCACATTGTTAGCCGCCTGCGCAATAACCTTGTTCACTTCATCAAGCTGCGCCTGCAGATCGGCTTTCTCGGCTTTTAAATCAGTAACAACCTTGTCTGCGCCCTCGGATTCAACCTTTGCAATATCAGCAAGAATCTTGTCATGCTCTGTTTTCAGCTTCACATACTCTTCATTCTGCGAATAATCAGCTTCTGCCGGGATCTCGGATAACTGCTTTGCATAATCATTCTGCTTTGCAAGTGCCTTGGATTCCTGCTCTTTGAGTGCCACAATGTCTTCCTGCAACTTGGCGTTTTCCTTTGTCAATCGCTCAATATCAGCCTTGCAAGCATTGCCCTTGTCAATCAGACCTTTAAGTTTTGCGCCCTTTGCATCATCAAATGCTTTGCGTGCATCCTCTAACTGCTTGGTGGCACGTGCCTTGGCATCTGCATTTTTCTGCTCAAAATCAGCCTTAAGAGACTCAATCTTATCCTGCGGCAACTTCTGACCACATAAGGAACAAACCGTTGTAGATTCATCAAATTTCCACTTGGATTCGTCAAAGAGATATGGCATTTCATCAAATGCCTTGGAAAATTCTGCATTGTATTCAACACCAAGATTTTTCCGCTCTGCATCTGTATCGGAAATTGTCTTCTCATTTGCCTTGATCTGATTTTCCGCAGACTGAATCTGATTATGTAAGTCATTGAACTCTCGTGTTGCATCATCCTTGGCACTGTCAAGACCTCTACGTTTTGCGGAAAGTTCGTCATTCATGACCTGCATAATGCCGGACATATCAAATTGTAACTGCATTTCCTTACTTCTTAAATCGCCCAACGCGCTACCGGCATTCTCCATTTTCTTGCCACATTCAGCGATTCTTCTTACCAGATCTACCTTTGCAAGCTCCTGTTCTGCCACATCCACATCAATCTTGGATTTTTCTGCTTCATCAATACGCACCGGAATTTCAGCCTGTTTCTTCTTCCACCCGGATAACGCTTTGGAAAACTTAGCACGGATATCATCTGTGGGCGGTGCTTTCTCCAACTCGCCGAGTAATGGGGCATACTTAGCATCTGTCTGCGCCAGTTCAACATCCGATACATCCGTTGCGAGGCGCATCAGAATATCGCGCTGATCTTTCCATTTCAAAGAAGAGAAATACTGCGGATTGGTCAGCATCTTAAACATATCCTCGCTCTGCGCAAGACCGGAAACATAAGCTTTGAAATCAGCTTCACTCTTCGGATATCCGTCAATCTCAAATGAATTGACATTGCCTTGCAAAGTAACGGTGTCGGTTCCACGCTTCTTAACCCAATTCTGCTTCTGAACCTTTGAAAGTTCCACTTCTTTCCCATCAACGTCAATAACTCCCACAACCTTAATTTCTACATTATCAATGCGGTTTCCGTCCTTATCTAATGGTCGAACATTAAACTTTTCCTCTCCGGCACTGTTTTTATTGAAAAGCAGCCATGTAAACGCATCGAAGATTGTTGTCTTTCCTACGGCATTCTGCCCGCTGATCTTCGTTTTCACAGAGAAATTCACGTCAAGGCTCTTAATTCCCTTGAAATTCTCCATATGTAATGATCTAATTTTCAGTTTCATTTTCCTTCTCCTTCCACTCTTTATATTTTTTAAGTGCCTCTTCAAAGCATGCTTCATCGTCAATATATCCAAGAGCTGACTCTATAATTTTTGAATTAATAGTTGTTCCCTTTTTCCCCATCAGCTCAATGTCTCTTTGGTGCTCATTTGCAATAATGGCACATGCTGTATGAACTTTCGTCCTGCATGCAACCAGATCTGCATATTCTTCAACGGAAATTGTAACGGTATTTTCTGCCATCTTAATTTTCCTCCTCTAATACATTGATTTTGCTTACAGACACCTCGTATGCTGTTCTCTGTTCTTCTGTTCCATCTTCATATTTCTTAATATATCCGCGGCTCTGAATGCGTCCATTGATCTCAATATGAGTTCCTACTTCCAACTGACCAACAAATCTTGCATTTCTACCCCAAACAACACATGGGATATAATCTGATTTTCCGTAGGAACGATTGACTGCGATTAATAAATCTGCAATTTCTCTTCCAAGCGGAGTTTTCCTGTAAATCGGTTCTTTGCATACATATCCGTCAAGCTGGATTTTGTTCAAATCTGTATGCTCTCCCGGATTCGCTTTTTCAATTTCACAGACGAATACATATAATAACAGACGATTTCTCTTTTCCTCATGTTTGTTATAAGAACTATACACACCGGAAACATTAACGGCAGTGCCCGTGTATTTATCATTCAGATTGATTAATCTCTCTGAAATAATTAATGGGATAATATCAGCCGTCCCACTTAATCTATCCACTTTGAGGTGCATATTATAAAATCCCTCTCCAAACACCTCATGGTTAAATTCCGGCTCTGTGATAATCGTTCCTGTAAGTTCCACTTTATTGTTTTCTGCTCTCATATTTGAATTTCTCCTTTTCTTGTGCTAAAATAGGCGCAAATAGCTTATGCTATTGCTTTGATTGGGAATCATTCAGCTTTGGTCGGTTCGGATGATTCCTTTTCTTTGCTGTAATCAGTGTCAAATGTGATATAGGTAATACCGTCATCGTCATCAGACTCACTTCTGTAATCGTAATCTACAATCTCTTCTGTATACTCCTGCCACTCCCCATCTATTTTTGTTCCTATATAAATAAGAAGTAATCCAATCAATACAGGTATAGCAGTGACCGGATACTCCGTTGCATCAATGCAGATGCAAAACAGAAAAACAACGGTGCCGATCATTTCAATTACCTTTGCAAACTTCTTCATAGACACATCACTCCTACCACTTATAGGAACCATTGGCAATCTCATCACCATACAAGGAAACAAAATCTGTTATTAATGCGATAAACTCTGAATTTGTCGGTTTTCCTTTTTCCACTGAAACCGTATAGCCAAAAATTTTGTTGATCGCATTTGTATTGCCATTTGTCCAAGTAACTTCTATCGCGTGCCGGATTGATCTTTCTACTCTCCAGACTGTATCGCTGTTTTCTTCTGCGATTTCAGTATAGAGTCCTTTAATAATGCTGATAAGTTTACTTCTGTTTTCAAGACATTTCTCAACCGCACTTATTATGTAACCGTAACCCTTAAGGCTATGTTTTACGCCGATCTGATCTAATGTCTTTCTTAAAGCAATGTTCATTTGTCTATCCATGAATACCTCCTGTTAATCTTTTCCAACTCCGTATCTGATTGCCATTTCCTTCACAATGGCTGTATATCCCTCGATCAACTTCTTATCCTCTGCAATAATATCCACATAGGATAATTTGTCTCTGGTCGATTTACAGATACCTTCATCAGCCATTCTCCTGCGCTTGTTAGTCAGCCGCTGCTTCAGATTTACACCCATTCGCTTTGACAACAGTTCGTAGCTTTCGGCTCTTACTTGGCTGTATGCCTGTCCGCCACCAAGTTCCATGCTGATTTTTCTTAAAATATTTCCAGTATCATCACGCCATGATGTTGTATCAAGTGCAACCACTTCTCGGATGCTCTCAACTCTTTGTTCCACATGGTTCAGTTGTTCCGCCTGCCGCTTCTGTTCTAACTGCTGTTCCGCTACAGAATTGAAAATCTTCTGGAACATCTGCAATTCTGGAGACAACTTAGACATATCGAACTGTCCCTGCGGATTGTAATAATTCTCTTCCAAAACATCGAACTGCTCCCATGCCTTATCCGTTCCGAGCATCTTGCAGTGGCGGCTCGCTCCGCGGCGCGTCCAGAGATAAAGTTGCGGAGCATTCTTTCCAACTAGGTCGAATTTTTCTACCATGTTCTTAAAAGCCCTCAATTCCTCTCCCTTAAGCAGGTAGAAATGTTCACCCTCCTCAAAACGCCCTGTGTTGTTTCCGTAGTTCTGTTTAATTTGCACCTCTGTCGCCTCATAGATGTCTGCCAGTTGCGCTGTAGTAATAACTCTTTGCCCATTCCATTCAATAACAGGCAACTCCTTTGTTCCAACCTTTACTAATTCGCTCATGCTTCTCCTTTCCGGATTTTTTGCAATAAAAAATCCAACTACCGCTTGATAGTTGGAAAATACTGGTTGTCTCTATTTTGCTTTGTTGATACAATTAATGTACGGCGGCGGCCATCATGAAAGGAACTGTTATCATGAAAATCGTTAGTATACTTATCTCATTATTGGTATGGCGTGTTACCGGTTACGACTTCTTCATAATTCTAACCGTAACATCCATGACAATCGACCTATACAAAGGATTTAAAAAAGTACAAAAGAGATTAAATAAAATACTAAAGATGATGCGGAAAATAAAGCAATAATGTAACTCATTTCCTGCCGCCGTCGCATATTAATTGTATCAACTGATTTCCTGTGTTACAAACACATTTAATCTGCAAATTCCGACAAATTTCTCAACTATCAATATCTTGTTTTCTATTCTTCTGTTTTTGAGTTCCCAGTCTCTTCTACTGGCTGATTTTTTGAAACACTTGCTGAACCCTCAACCATGCCAAGAACGTAGCCTTTCTGAAAGTCGTTCATTTTCGGAATGGCTTCTTTGAGTTTTTCAACAACTTTCTTTTCCTGTTCGCTCACCGTATCACTCCTTTCTGCCGAACTTTTAATGTTGTTTTTGTTCGGTATGCGTATAATATATCACGCTTTCAGAACTATGTCAACATGTTTTTGTTCCGTTTGCGAACTTTTTCTATTTACAATTCTGTTTGCGTATGGTATAGTTCTATGTAGAAAGAGAGGTGAGATTATGAATGAGCGAATGAAAGAACTTCGCAAGGCTATGGGAAAAAGCCAAGAAGAATTTGGAAAGATTCTCGGAATAACCAAGTCTGGTGTCTCTGATATTGAATCAGGACGCAGAAACGTAACAGAACAACATATAATCATGTTACGAAATGAAAATGTCAATGAAGATTGGTTACGAACTGGAAACGGCGAAATGTTTATCCCAGAAACCAAAGACGAGCAGATTTCAAAGATGCTCGCAGACGTACTTAAATGTGAAGATTCAGATTTTAAAAAACGTTTGATCGTGGCGTTATCGAAAATGGATGATACCGGATGGAATGCATTGGAAAAATTCATTGATTCAATCACAAGTCAGAAGTAAAGAAAAGCCAAGGGCAATGCGCAAACCCTTGGCTTTCTTTTACTTTAATAGTTCTTTTATAAACGTTAAGATAGCTCTAAGCCACCTCTCATTATCGCAATGAGCGACCAATTCATAAATTTTTTCCTTGTAAAATTCGTTTACGTTTTCATTCTCAACCTCATTTTCCCCCATATTGATTTCCTCCAATCATTCCGCACTTCCGTACTTCCGATAGCGATACACAAATTATAGAACTTATGTTCGATAACGTCAACCCCATTTGACAAATTGCTACAAATTACAAACTCGTTTGTAGTTGAGGGACAAGAAAACGCCTTATCCCGCCCCTCAGCCAGAACTTGAAGTGCCCTTATCGGACAATTTTATTTTACAAATTTTCCCGCAAACATTCAATTTCTTTCGGTCGCAAGTTTCGACAGGTAAATTTCTTATTGTCGCAGAATGTCGATTGATTAGTTTAAATTTTGTTAAAAAATTAATTACTGGTTGAAAATTATGCATCTGCCAGTTATCTGTGATGAATTTTAAGTGCATAATTTTCCTTTCTGCCCGTAGGCTTTATGCAAAAGAGCCGGCTACACAACACATGGTCATGTAATCGGCTCTTAGGCTCTTGATTTTATTATATTTCTGCACAAGTTTTCTTTTGTGCCAAGTTGTCCGCTTTATTCGTAAAACAGAAGTTAAAAATCCTTAAATTTTACAGCTTAGGCGCGATCTTTACCATACTTAACCATTCCTGCACATTAAGATTTGAACCTGAGTTCTGATAAGTACTGAGCGTCCCGGTCTGTCCCGGTCCGAAGGTGCCACCGCTTGTTACTTGTAAAGTCGTTGCGTCACCGGATATCGCAGGAACTCTGACTCGTCCCATGACATAATTAGATGTTGTGTTGGTTATAAAAACTTCTCGAAATCCGTTTGCGTTTGAACTAAAAGTGACAAGTCCTGTAACAAGATAATATCCATCATCCGGGACAGTGAAATACTGCACGACAGGAGTCTGGTCATTATAATTTGTCATAGTATTGGATAAGCCAGATACATTATTTTTGGCATCCACCTTTTTTAAATATGTGTCTGAAATGTTATTACCATTATAATCTGCACTAGCACGAGCAACTCGTACAGCAGGATAAGTATCATTTTGCTCGTTATGTGCAATGAGATCTGTTATATTATCATTATTAATATTAAACATTGGCATAAGCGAACCCATAATTCCAGACCAGTCGCTTTTCATTATTTTAATAAAATACTTATTTGCTAAACCGCTGTTTAACGATGATATCGCCCCGGTACAAGTACCATTCCCAATCTTAGAAATGTCTGTCGTTCCAAGCATTTTATAGAGATACCGCACATTCTTGAACATCTGTGACACCTTTGCAAAAATTGAAGAGTGTTTTTCGCCGCTTGATAATTTTGATACAGTCGTCCACGCTGACGCTGATCCGTCTGCCACATCACTACTCGTAAAAGTTGCTGTATTCTCTGCTGTATCTCCACCAGTTGCCACTGCACCGACGTTTTCTGCTGTGAGTTCTACATTGCCCCTGCGGAAAGAATCTTCATTTACACCTTTGATTCCGGTAACTGGAGTTCCGGCAAGCACGTCCCACTTTTCATCTGATGTTTTATAAATATTGGCACCTGCCGGAATTACATTCCCGGCTCCCTCTTTAAAATCATCCGTGGTTGTAAATTCGTCTGAAATATTGAACATCCACCCTGTGCTAACATCCGCAAGTGCCGGAAGATCTGCAAATGCAACTGTTCCGTGTGGCTGCAATCCACCTTTAAGTCCCTCTGATACATCTTTTGCCTGCTGATAGTAATACTTGGCATTGTCAGAATCCTCGCCCTCTCTGCTTCCTGTACCACCAACAGCATAACTCTGTGCTTTGGTTGCACTATCTGCTGCAGATTCGGCTTTACCGATGATCTCTGTTGCTTTCTGCGTTGCGATTGTGGCTTTATCTATGGCGGTACTGGCGGACTGGCTGGCAGATGCCGCTTCACTTGTGGCTGTGGCTGCAGACTGACTGGCGGATGTCTCACTGGCTTTTGCGTTAGTCTCGGATGTTGCTGCCGCCGTGGCTGACTTCGCCGCCGCTGTCTCTGACGCTTTGGCATTGGTTTCGGATGTTTTTGCCGCTGCTTCACTGGCTTTTGCAGCATTCTCACTTGCTTTGGCGTTGGCTTCGGACTTTGCCGCTGCCTGCTGGCTTGACTCTGCCTTTGCCACTTCCACTTTGATTTTCGCAAGATAGTTAGGCTCTAAATGCTTTTCCTCAATGCTTCCCTCTTTGACAATAGCTGATACCTTTCCGTCTTTGTCAATGTAAAAAGCCACGGTATCCGAATCAAGGAACTCATACTGTGTAATCAGTGCCGACAGGTCTATGTACTGCTTCGTACCATCGATCAGAGTCAAAATAATCTGCTGTGTAGTCGGGTTATAATCGAAGTTGATTGCGATTTTCTCCATCTGTGTATCAATCGTAATCTTAGAACCGTTCTTTTTTGTGATCGTAATGATTCCGGTCGATTCCTCAAAGGTCACGTCTGCAACAAGAGTTGCTACCTCTGTCTTGGTTGCTTTTGTCGCATCCAGGGTAACTACATTGTCGTCAATAATGCCGATAGCACTATCCATTTTGTTGAGGTTTCGTTCGTTCAACGGAGTCTCATCGCTTGGGTAATTCTCCCAGTTGATAGGTACGTGTGCTTTATTCATGTTCCTTGCCCTCCTTTTCCATGTCTTTCTCCATCTGTTCCCGTTCGGCAATCACATTTCTATTTGCTTCTGATTCGATCTGATGCAAAATATCTTTAAACACCAGATATTTAACCTCAACCGGAATACTTTCACAGGCATTTACATAATTAATAATGTCATTCTCAAACTCTCGGATTTCTGCGTTAATCATAAACTTTCCACCTTTTCTTTCAGATTTTCTATTTCTTCATGCTGTAATTGCACTGTTGCAACCAGATCAGCGATCAGCTCTGTATAATTCAGTCCGTAATACTTTTCTCCGTTACCGTTTGAGAAAATTTGAGGGCAAATATTCCATCCTTTTTCCACACTTTCCAAAACATCCTGTGCTATAAAGCCATGATGAAATCCATCCTTTTCGAAATTATAACGATACGATTTTGCTCTTAAAGAATAAATAAACTCAGATGATTGCTTTTTGCTTAAATCTAAAATTGTGTTTTTTATTCTTTTGTCAGATCCATTAATTACTCCACCTCTGAATCCACCTACTCCGGTATCTCCGTCTAAATGGATCATCATGTGGTCATTATCGTTTGCGCCTTTATGCAATGAAACCTGATTATATTGAACCGTACATTTATGAACAGGACTTTCAAACGTCCCTTCCACTGTTCGAAATCCATCCGTTCCCATCTGTACAAGTGTTCCACTGCGTTTAAATTCAATAAGGTTTTCTACAGACTCTTCCGCTTGAATATGCATATATCCCCCGGTCATTTCCATAGAACCTTTTAATTCAAGCAGTTTTGCTTTAATTTTGATGCCCTCGGCTGACTGGTTGATTTCTGAAATGACGCTGTCTCTTGTAACTTTGCTTTCGATCCCCTTTGATGTCTGCGTAATCGCACTAGACATATTGGATGAAAGCTGCTTAAGCGTGGTTATCAATGTCCATTTATATTTACCGCTGTTAATTCCGCCATCCGGATCGCAGCCATACAATTTTCCACTATCCTGATCTAAAAAACTGCGTCCATTATATTTGGATGATGCAGGGTAAGTATCTTGGGGTTTTCCAAAACCATAATAATTAATATCATAGCCATCAATATTCCATGCCTTCAACGAAGCACTGACTTCTGACCGTATCTTAGTTGCAGTTACCTCTATATTTCCGGACAAAACGCCCTCTGCTTCGCTTGCTCTCGTAACTTCCGCTGTAATCTTGTCCTCATTAATTTTAATAGCTGCTGCAAGTTCAACTTCCTGTCCCTGGGCCCTTTTAACTTCTGCTGTAATACTGCTCGCATTTTGCGTGATTCTCGATGATAAACCATCCGTTGTATTTTTAACTTCTGTGCGAATTTCGGTTGCGGTCTGCGTGATCCGTGATATCAGTTGTTCTTCTTTATTCTCGATCGTACTCTGCGTCTTTTCAATGGTTCGCTCCAACACATTGCTCTTGCCTTTGAGCTTTAAAATACTTTTCTGTATTCCGTTCGCCCCGTTTGTCCGGTACTCTTCCCCATCCGCTTCCAAATCATCACGCAAAGCCTGTATACCTTTCAGGGTTCTTTTCAGAATATAGGACTCAATCAGTTCATATCTGGTCGGCAGCCGCACTGCATCCCCGACCTCAAGGCACGGATTTCCTTTGCATTCTGCCGTAAACGGGCGATAAACAATCCCCCTGATCTTTGAAAGAACATTGTTTGCAATGCTTTTTAATTCTTTCGTTCCTTTACCATAGACAAGAAAATTATCCTCGATCACATAGGCATTGTCTCCGGTGCCTACGATCACGCCAATATCATTCTTCTGCTCCCTGATCTGAAGTTTATTAATGGTTTTGACAAGATAATCTTCATATGTGGCAGTAACATAGAATCCTTTTCCTATCTGCGTACTCTTTGGATCGCGCGGAAACAGATCATCTGCCGGATAAAGGTCATTTCTCGGATATAATCCCTGTATCTCCTGTTCCAGATAAATATAATGAAACTTCCCGTCGCGCCCCATGTGCCCCATACAGCCATTGATCTCACAAATACAGGACAACACTTCCTTGCCACTCATAGATTCGCCTATGATGCTCGATTCCTCTGTATCAGAACTTGTCTCACTGGATGGCGTGACCGCAACTGTTTTCTCAATAGACATATTGTCATTAATGAGAGCAATGTCAGCCTGCTCAATCCCGAAGTACTTAAAAAAGCTGTCCCGGAATTGCTTCATTGTGACCGGATCATAAACTGTAACAGTCGTAGTTTTTCCATCTTTATCTTTCTGCTGCTCTTTATGGGATGGAAAGACAGTGTTATACCATGCTGCCACATCTGCATTTAAAATGTCATAAAGAGCATCATATGCAACCACATCACGGCACGTCCTGTCTGCCGTAGGCGTATCAGAATCAACCTTATATCTCCCGAACTGAAATGGAACATCTGTATGTCCACCAAGAGACATCCTTACTGTCATCCATCTGCCCTTCATTGGCAAAAATGTATTTGACACCGTGAATTTAATCATGGCGGCTTCGCATGATCCAAACGTCAATTCCTGTTCCGAACACAAACTTTCTGTCAATTCGAATTTTTCTTGGTGTAGTTCTGTATTTGTGATATTGATTTTTCCGTCATCAGATACGATGGATAATTGCTTATCGACCGTATCTTTTTTGAACAAGTCGCCATATTTATAATTAACCACCATACACACCCCCTATGAAAGCAAGCCGAACTGAATTGTAACGAATTATTCCATCATATGTTCCGTATATCGTAGGCTGAAAATCTGCCATATAACCGTACTGTGTCACATAATCGTCATATTCCGGGATATACGCTGTGATATAGCAGGCTCTCCCTGTCGCATTTGTGAACTGGCTTCTAATATTGTTTAAAACCTCATTGAAAGTCTTATTTGTCAGCATAGCTGGGGTTTCAAATTCGACCTTTAACGCCTTTAACTCCACGGCATTTCTATGCAGATAGCCGTTGGCGTCTGTATAATCGTCCAAATCCTGCATGTTGACATATGGACTGTATGTTTCTGCTTTCATAAACGACATTGGCACTATGTAATTTCCAATCTTTAACAGCCATCCGCTGTATGCCATGCGACCACCTCCAATCAAGTTACTCTTTCAGATTTACAAATACGAACACCGCCATCATCACTTAAAAATAAGATTTCAGTTTTTCCGTCCGGCAGAATATCCGCCACAAGGCAATTATTCGGATTTCCTATTGGTGTCCGGTTTTCCGAGCACTTACCCCAGTCTATTGGTTTATATTTTTTCATGGCTATTCTCCTGAAAATAGGTATAAAAATAGCACCTACCGTGTATGATAGGTGCTAAATAAATCAAAAAAGAAGCGCATCTCTGCGCTTCCTCTTATATTTTCTGTATTGTCGCATTTTCCACCAATAAGTAATTACCATCTTCCATTAGCGATAAATGATAATCTTCTTCAAAGTATTCATAGGTTAATTCCATTTCCTCTTCTTTAAAATCTTTATAGCTTTTGTAAAGAGTAACGCAACCTTTTTGACCGTTTTTTGCAGTAAAAACATAACCGCCCAATGGTAAATCTCTACCAACAAGATATCCTCCAGATGGATAAATCCCTTTTTCTTTGTCGTACATACATTCTTCTCCTTTAGTTTATTATTCTATTTATCTGCTCTTCCAGTAAAATATACCTCTGCATAATCGTATTTTCCATAACAATCAAGCTGCCCCGAAATAGTTTTCCCAGGTTTAATCTCATTGTCTGAATCTGTAATATATGTGCTGTTATAATTTACCACATTATTATTACTGTCAAAAAATATTGCATACACGCTTACAAAAAGTGCCGGATTTTCGCTGTTATTGGTCACGGATACAGTAACGTTTTCATCATTAAATGTCTGTTCAACGGATAAATCATTTACAACCGGTTTATAATATGGGTTTTCGTCATAATCTAATGTGTAATCCACCTTGTCAATTCCGGACACACTATCAAAATAGAAAACGCCAATAGATGTTTCCCCTGCTCCCAATACATCAATGCTCATGTCGGCGGCTCCTATTGAATTCCCACTTGAATCTTTGGCTATAGCGTTCCCAGAAATTGCGACATTCGTGTTTGAATTATTTGTTACAATCAAAAAATCTAATGTGTCTCCTATTGTGTTTTCGTACAGATACTCTTTTACCAAAAAATCAGAATCAGAAACTTCTTCTCTTGTCGCTTCCTTGTTATCTACCGTACTAATAGAAGAAACTTTTTTATTTTGCTCGGTAGAATCAGCAACTGCATCGTTGTTTTCTCCGTTTCCGCCAAATGTGGCAATCAACAGGATTATAACTATAACCACCGCAACAAACCACTTTGTTGCCCCACCCTGCTTTTTTTTGCAATTAGGGCAAATTTTTGCTTTAGCTGGAATCTCCGTCTGACAGTATTTGCATAATTTTGTTTCACTTTTTTCATTCATAGCTTTTCCTCCCACCACTTGTAATAAAATAATTCTACCACAAGTGGCGGTTTTTGTCATTAGAAACTATATGCTTCTCTGCCCGTTCTATTAAAATATTCTCTTGCGTATTTTCTAGCACTTCTTCCTATCTGGTCTTGTGTCACACCAAATTCTTTTTCGAGGATTCCTTGCAATAACTGATTTTGCTGTTTAAGTAACGCAATTTCCTGCTGTGACGTACTGTATACAGCATCACGAATACCTGTGATCTCCTGCCCCCCAGCAACTGCTGTCTTTCCTCCAACTGTTCCAAGGATTTCCGGTACGCCGTTTTCTCCTGCCATAAACATGCTGTACTGTTTTGGAAAACCTCCTGCGGCGAACGTTGGGATTTTTCCAAGGTTAATATTGCCAGCTTGAATTATTTCTTTTCCACCAATATTTACAGAATCCCATGAAAAAGACAGTTTTGAATTAAGCCACGTTGCAAAATTATTCCATACCTGCTTAATTCCTGCAACAGCATTATCAAATGCCTGCTTCAATCCGTCAGAAATGCCACTGAATGTCCATTTGTCTTTCGTAAAATACGGTGCGACATGATTTGTCCACCAAGAACCAATTCCAGATGTACTCCACCAGTTACTAAATTCGTCCCATTTTTCAGAAAGACCTTTTTTCATTCCGTCTCCCTGTTCATCCCATTTTTCTTTTGTAAACCAAGGTTTTACATGATTTTCCCACCAGTTATATATTCCTGTCTTTTGCCACCAATCGGAAAACTCATCCCATTTAGCAGATAATCCCTCTTTTATTCCATTTCCTACTTCCATCCACTTTTCTTTTGTGAACCACGGGAAAATATTCTCCTGAATGTAAGTTAAGGCTTCATTCCACTTTTCTTCTATTTTACCTTTTATTTCTCCTATTTCTGTCTGTATTGAAAGCTTTTTTTCTCCCCAATATTCCTTTACATTTTCCCACCATAAAGAAATATCATTTTGAGTAGTTGTCAATTTGTTATGAACTGGAAGTTCTACATTCAATCCCCACCATTCTTTGACATTGTCTTTGAACTCGGAAATCTTCTCTTGTAAATTTGGAAGGACGACATCTGCTCGTAAATCTACATCATCTAATCCGTTTATATTCTTCCATTCATCTATCCACGCCTTTAGATCAAAGCTGTCAGGTACATTTAATTTATTAGGCATATTATCATTGAACTCATTTAGTGCTTTTTGGAAATCATCTAATGATTTGTAATCTTCCTTTTTAGGCAGATTTTTGACAAATTCATCAACATTCATTCCATTTCCAATGCCTAATTTGTCCATCACAGTATCATGGCTCAAAACTCCACCGCCATATGCATTAATCCATTCAAATGGATTAAGAAGTTGTTTAAAACTTTCCTGAAGATATTGCAGAAAACCGCCTTTTTCATACGCTTTTTTTAAATTATTAACATCTTTTTTTATGCTATCTTTTCCAACCGTAAAAGATAACGTTGCCACTACTACAGCAAGTGAAATAGGAATTGCATAAGAGAGCAATGATTTTACCGCCGTTGAACCAAAAGCGGCTGTGAATTTCGCTCCTATTAATTTCCCAATAGTCTCCTTGAGAAGTTTCCCTGTTAACAGTTTGCCTGCAAGTTTCAGGGCAAATGCTCCAAGAAGAATTTCAACTGTCTCAATATCAATGTTTGAAAGAAAATCTTTTACGCCTTTCCAAACATCAGACCACTTGATATTTTCTATCATGGTCTTAATTGTCTTGTAAACTCCCTGTACCCAAGTATTTATATCTTCTGCAAGTGCTTTAAAATCAAATGTTTTGAAGAATTTATTTATTCCCTCTGCCAGTGATTTTCCAAGGTTTGACCAGTCAAATGTCTGACCAAAGGAAAGGGTTGCATAAATCGCCGTATTCAGTGCCCCTGCAATCGTTTTTCCTACATTTCCAAACAGTCTCGGATTGATAAGACCATTGAGGAAATCTGCCAAGCCTTTGCCAAAGTTTCTTGCCTTGGAATAAATCTTATCCCAGTTGATAGACTCCATAGCTTTTGATAAGGCATCACTGATGTATTTTCCAAGTTGTTTCAGATTTTTAATATCACTTTCGTAATTTTTGAAAATGGTATCAGTCTTGACGAGTTTGCCACCACTGGCACCACCGGATGCACCGCCGCCGGAACCGCCCGAACCTTTTTTGCCCGAGCCATCATTTGTGGTAATCAGTTTCAATTCGTCAAACTGACGGATGCCCTTATTCATCTTGTCAATGTTCTTTGCCGCCTGTCCGGTATTGTCAGCAACATCGCCTGCGCTCTCTGCCGCATCTGAAAAACTATCTGCAAGACCTGCACCGGAATCCTCATATTTCCATCCGAAGATTGCGCCTAAAGCGTTTGTAACCTTTGTAACAAAGCTGATAACAACCAGTAAAACGGAATTGAGTGCTTTTACGAATGGTTTGAAAGCATTGATTAATGCCCCACCAATAACACTGCCAAGCTGTTCAAACGACTGTTTTAAAATTCTGATCTGGTTCGCCCACGAATCAGCCGTACGCGCAAAGTCTCCCTGCGCTGCCTGCGTATTGGCAAGGACGTACTGATACCGGAGCATTGTCTTTTCAGCCTGTGACATAGACGCAATATCAGAATCTAATCCCTGTTTCATCGCCCACTCTTTAAGGGTTGCCTGTGTAAGATCAAGACCGTAATCTCTTAATGGACGTGTCTGTCCGGTAAATATTGCAGCTAAATCCTGCGACACAACATCCTGATCTATGTTATACAGAGATGCCATATCAGCAGTTAATTTTGTTAAATTCAAAGACACATCAGCCATGGAATCAGACAAACCAATATAGCCATCTGTCTGCTTATTCAAAAACTCATTGGCTTTCTTTATCAAACTGCTGTCAATTCCCATGGCTGTTCCCATTGCTTGGAATCGGCTTGCCGTCTGTTTCAATGTCAGTTCTGACATACCGAACTGACGTATAGAGTCCTGTGCAAAGTCATTGACTTTCTTTGACATGTCCCCAAAAGTAACATCAACAACGTTCTGAACCTCTGTTAATGCCGATGATATGTCGATTGCATTTTTTATTCCCCTGATCGCTCCGTACAGACCAAGATAAATCCCCATAGAGGACAAAATCTGTCTTGTGAATGACTTGAGTCCGATCAATGCTTTTCCTGTGGATGTCTTAAATCCAAGGAAAGAACCGGAAAGATTACTGATGCTGTTATTTAATCCAGTAATCGCACCGCCAGATCTGTTTGAAAGATTTCCAAGTGCCTGTGTCATTTGTAAAATATTTGCGCTTACATTTGGTGCTTTTGAGAGTGTCTCAAACAGATATTTAAGGTTGTCAGCAAGCAAAGGTATATTTGTTACTGCACGTCCGCTTGCAACGCTTCCAAGCCTTGATATGGCTGTTACAAGGTTGCTCATATTGGTCATATCAAAATTCAATGCACCTATCTTGTTCATCTGGCGTACAAAGTTTTGTAACTGCGCAGATAAAGCCGGCAGATTCTTTGTCGCCTGTGTAGATGCCTTGCCACCAATTTTTGACAGTGCCGACACCATGCTTGTGAGTCCGCTTGTATCAACAGCTTTAACACTTGCTATTCCAGATGCAAGATCTCTCACAGCAGAAGATATTCCGTGGATAGAATTTGCATCAACACCAGAAAATTTATTGAGTGCCCGCACCATTGATGTGATTTCCGAAGATTTACCACCTTTGAATCCGGTAGCCGCATCGGAAATGCTTCTGATTCCGCTTGCAATATTTGAAAGTTTTGCAGTGTCAAACGATATGCTTTCCCGGAGCCTATTCATGCTGTTTACAAGGCTTTCTATGGAATTACTTGCTTTTGCAGAGTCAGCTTTGATTTTTATTTGTAATTCATCAATGTCTGCCATATATGCACCAACTTTCTATGCAAAATAAAAAGACGGTAGGCTGTGACACCTTACCGTCCTTGATCTACTCTTTTAATTTTTCTCTTGTAACCGGTCCGCATTTCTTATCTACTGTAATTCCGACTTTTTTCTGGAATGTTCCAATACCGGTCGCCGTATCATTTCCAAGAATACCGTCCACATTACTGTTTCCCTTTTTATCTTTTTCATCCAGGCATCCGTGATAAATAAGCTCCGTCTGAAGCCATCTCACATCATCCCCTCTCATGCAAGGGAATTTTTTCTTTAAAATCCTTGCAGGTTCCGGGTATGGGTTTAAATGATCTTTTACATTTTTTCTAGGGTTTCCGCTTGTCACAATCGCTGTATGACCTTTTGTTTTTGTGACAAGAACATCTCCGTTGTAAAGAACCATTCCTGCCGCATAACCTCCAATGTCATCAAACATGCCACTAGAAAGAAGTACAGATTTTTCATTTGCTGTGGTGAAATTTCCAACATCTTTTCCAGTTGCATGAATAATGCATGCACGTACCGTTGTGCCGCAATCTGCTTCTGTTTTTACTTTTGAATTAATACCATATTTGACAATTCCAAGCCGGTGTCCCTGACAGTAGCCAATATTATCATTATTGCACGCTGTAATCATTGATTCTGCCAGTTTATCCGCCATATCTTTTGTTTTTGGTCTTAACACATACCATCCTTTTTTATGAACATAAAAGTTTTGCATACTTACTTCTGTTCCGGTCTGATCTCCCGGTCTCCCACCGGTCAATTTCCCATTTTCATCATGTCTTGCAGATCCAATTCTCATATTTATACCTCCAAGTTCTTTTCTGGTTTTGGGTGGCTCAACTCATAGTTTGACTGCATGACTTTAAGTTTTGCCACAAATAGCTCTCTCTGTTTCTTTATTTCTTCTTCCGTCATTTCTGAATCATCTTTCCCTTGTTGCTCATTGATTGGTTTTTTAATATACTTTGATTTTGCTTTTCGTCCGGCAAGGCAATGTTCTACTGCCACCGATACCGCAGACAATCCGTATGTTCCAAACCACATCCACATCTCATTGTCTCTTTGCTTTTTATCTAAGTTGTAAGCATCCGCATAAGGCTGTAAATCAGCCGGGCAGGACGTGTCTATGTCACGCACGGTAAATCCATACCCTTTTGTAACTAAAAGCCAGAATGGGCGGATTTCCGCACAATATGTTCCCCATGTAAGTTCTCTCTGTTCTTCTACTTTTTCCTCGGAGTTTTCTTCTCCGCTTCTTTCTGATCTGCTTTGAGCAGTTTTGATAAAAAACCGTTTTCAAGCAGCTCCGCTAAAAGTGCATTGTAAAGTACCTGAACATCTGCATCTTCTTCGTCAAAGTAATCATCCAGCATGGCATATACTTTTCCAAGCTGCTGCTCCTTTTCTCCCTCATTGTCCGGATTGTATCCAAGTTCCTCTTTGTGAAACTTCTGCGCGCCTACAAGGATTAACTCTGGAAGAAATAAAAGGATTTCGTCAACCGCTTCAATATCTTCCATCTGGTCTAATTTTGCTACTTTCTTGATAATTCCGCTTTTCACGGTTGCTTCATATCCAAACTTGATCTGTAATTCTTTCTCGCCAAATTTTAATTTTGTCATTTTCTTTCCCTTTCTCCCTCTCATATAGGGAAAGGGCAGTCCGAAGACCGCCCTGTTCTTTTAAATTGTTTCTTCAAGCTCTGGCTCGGTTGTATGGTTATCGTCAGCCGATCCAACCGAACTATTCGACTGACGTGTTATTCCCCCGGTGTAAAAGCTACAGCGGTGTCCATTCCCATGTATTCCTCAATGGTAAGGTTCATTTCAACCGTCAAGAGTTCGTTCTGACCAATCTCCGGCTGCGGTATCTGCTCCGGTGGCTGCGCAACCACAAAAAATGCGTCGGTAAATCCAGGGATAATAGTTTCAAACCACATTCTTTTTCCGCCGGAAAGCGCCTTATACGCCGTGATAAGCGTTTCCCACTCTTTCTTTGTGGCATCCGTAAGGTTTACCGTGATAGGGAAAGAGCCACCAGTATCTGCGCGCCCCTTTACATATCTGGTAATAGCATCTTCTAATGCAGATGCATCAATCTGTTCCGGCTCAATGTTAATACCGCCGATTGCGTTAATTCTTGTAAGCTGTTTAAACGATGTAGGCTTTGTTCCGGCTGTGGTTTCTGTTCCATAGCCAAACGTAATGCCTAACGTAGACAATCCTGCTTCTGCCATTTTTACCTCTCTTTCTACCGCCAAATAATTCGGTTATCGGGCGCATCTTTTTGCACCCGGTGCATAAAAAATAGAGCCTTTCGGCTCTTTTACATCAATCTGTCGTTGGCTCCGATTATCCGCCGGAACCTTGCAACGCTTCTAAATTTTTTCTCACTGTCATTTTTAAACTCCGGCATTGCTGTGATTTGAAATCGCATCTGTTTAAAGGCATCAGCTAAAATAGCCATAATCCCTTTTGCATCGCTCTGCTTTGTGTTTGTAATGACGTCAACCTGTATTGTTTCCTGCACCGCATTTACGGATGTGCCCTCTAAATCTGCCCCACGTTCAAGCCCCGGCATCTCATGGATGTAAATAGTCGGGAAAACAGGGTCTTTATCAAGGTTCTTTTCAACCGTTGTAAATGCAGTGTCAAAATTCATGCTTTTGTATTTTTTCTTGAGTTTTGGTTTGGCTATCGTTGCAACATTGGAGAAAATGTTTGTTTCAAGATCAAATACCCACTGGTTGTCTGCCATTATCCAAACACCTCCTTCGCTGTCTGTGTAACAATCTGCCGCAACTCATTTGCGGTCAGATACATAAATGGTCGGCTTGGCATTCCCTCTGTAAACCACCAATCGCCATTGTCGTCCTGATAAAACCATCCATATCTTCCATCTGAAATCTGATGGATAGTTTTTCCACTTGCATACTGCCACGAAACGCCATCCGGCAGTTTCCCTGGATAAGGATTTTGCTGTCCTACGGTTCCTGTTCCAAATTCAACAAACATTGCATGGTCCGTCCCGGCAACTACCGCCCATATCCCGCCTCCTTTGGTACTTCCCTTGTATTCTGAATGAATACTGGAAATCAATTCTGATGTGAATATTGCGTCAAGGTCAGCAATTTGTACTCTGGCAATCTCTACGCCCTTTTCCGCGAGTTTTTCTGCCAATAGCTGGCATTTATATGTCAAGCTGTTTTTATAGGCTCTAAGCTCTCGTATGGCGTTCTGAATAGACTTTTCAGACAGGCTCATTGTGATTACTTTCTTCCCCATGCCACACCTACTTCACATTTTTTTGTAACAAGAACAAATCAACCGTCAATCCCTCGTCTGCGACACCTTTTACGATGTAATCAGCCGAATTTTCGTCAACGATTGTATTCTCTTCATCTTTGTACTTTACGTCTGATCGTTTCCATACCAAAGATCCGACGCTCAATGGAAGCTTTCCTTTGTCTTCTACGATCTGAACAAAATTTGTAGAGTTATCTACGCCAAATTCTTTTATAAGTGCTTCGCTCAACTTATTGCTGATCGAAGAATAAAAAACCACAGGCTTTTCATAACCTGTGGTATACTCTCCGGTTGTCTTCGGTATCTTGTTCCCGTCATCATCAAGGTAATAAATTACATTACCATCAGAATCCGTGTACGAAGAATATTCGATGTTACCATCATCATCCGTCACATATACCGGCACCTTGCCGCTTTGCTGCGAATAACTCATTTTTTGCTTATTGATCTCAAGCATTTCACTTCACATCCTTGCCGAACCGTTTCCACAGCTCAGAAAGCTTTTCCCATCCATACATTGCGACAAACGCAACAATAAATCCTGCAATAATAGCTGCCAAGATCATATACCATAAAATTGATGTCTGGATGTACTGCATGTATGCCACAAACGCAGCGACCGTGATACCGATGGAAAGAACAAATACCAAGATGTCCGTCGGAACCTTAGAAAATACGCCTACACCTTTGATTACCTGTGTTACCACAGACACAACAAATGCCAGCGCACCAATAATCGCCAGAATAATTGTCATGTTAGCAATTACCGCCTGTATAATATCCATGATTAAACCTCCTTTTCATCATTAAGACGGGTTTCTATTCCGTCAATTCTGTGATGAGCCGATTTCACACTTTCCTCCACCTTTATGATCCTGTTGTCATGAGAATTGATTTCTTTTCGCATCTCGGAAACTTCATTTTTGATCTCGGTCGTGTTGTTTGAAATGGCATCCAACTTCATGTTAATGCGTGTGTTCTCCCTCACGCGCTCTTCAAGTTCCGTGTTGTCTGTTCTTTTATTGCTCTTCAAGCCCATAAAGACGGAAAAACCAAGCGACAGCACGCTTATAATGATTGCTGTTGATATTTCAATCGTCAAATCATATACCGCCTTTCATTTTTTATGGCACACCGCCCACCACCGCTCAATGTGTGCCGCCTGCTACGTTTTGTCGACGCCGGCAAAACGTAACGCACAATCTTCTAAAAAACTGATAATTGCTTTGCAAAAACCAGATTCCTTTTCTACTCATGGCAGATAGGTCACAAAGATTTTACAAACGGGAATACCCCTACGAACAAGCTTTCCCTGTCTTTCCAGCTACGGCTTACGCCGTTTTCTGAATAACTTGCCATATAGGCTTCTCCTGCCTGTGAATGGTCGTACACGGCTAAATTGACGATTACATCCTCAAACTGTTTCAAATCCTCGTATATTTTTTCATCCGTGTAGCTTTCCGGGTAATTCCGCTTGCTTACCACTTCATTTCTTGCCTGCTTGATAAGCTGTTCAATGTAAGGATTATCTTCTTTCTGGTCGAACACGACAACATCAGAAGTAACACCATCTTCATCCGTAACGGTTTCAATATGAAATTGTTTCAGTCTGATTTTGACCTGCTCTAATGTTGTATATTCGTCCATTCTTCCCTACCTATAATCCGAACTGCTCGATCAAAATGCGTTTCAGTTCTGCCCCACTGATCTGATCTGCTTCCTCGATCCCATGTTCAGAGGCAAGTGCCTGTAAATCAGCAGTGCTCATTCTGTTAATCTCTGTCTTGGTGTAACCGCCGGAAGATTTCTCTCCCGGAACAATGTCCGGGATTTCTTCTCCTGCTTTGAACCATTTTCCATTGCGCTTTACCGTGTATTCAGCAACCATATAGCACCTCCTACGCAACTTTCATGACAACAACGCTGTCCATGCCCTCAAAAGTAGGCAATCCAATCATTGACACAACGCAATGGGTGTTGATTGGATGATTTGTTGCGTATGTATATACCGAAATGCCGGTTTCTACAATAGAAAGGTTTCCGTCTGTTAAACTTCCGCTTCTCTCTTCCGGTGTCTTTCCAAAGACATAATCTCCAAGGTACACACCGGATGCCTGCGCTGAAATAACTCCTGTAGGAATAAAATATTTGGTGGCACCGTCTGCCGGGTCGATGTAAAGTTTGTCGTAAACTTCAATCTCGATGCCGTATCCTCTAAGATACTCTGTAACCTGCCCCTGCTGTAAACGAATACCTCCATTGTAAGCAGTAATTCCAAGTACCTGTTTCTTTGTGTCTTCTGCCTTAAGGACCATTTCCCATGTTTCTGTATTCATGCTAAAGCGTGCAAGGGAATATCCTGTTTTCTTTGCAAACTCACGTTTAATCTCGATAAGGTCGTCAAGTGGCGTTGCTGTTTCTGGTGCAGACCATTTATCGGTATCGCTTCCGGAAATATCCTTGTAATGATCTCTCTTGTGCGCCACTCCATTGTCCGAAGTATAATCCACATAGTAGCTCTTTCCGCCAATTGTTACCTGTACTCTTGGAATACCATCAGATGGTGCTAACAACTGCCAAATCTGGCGTTCCGGCACTACTCTTGCCCCTTCAATAAGCATCATCGGTTTTTTGCTGATTTCTCTAAGCACCTGGTTTGCCATGTTGGAATTTTCTGCCGACTGGTAATTTGCATACTCCTGCTCTTCACGCTCTGTTACCATGTAAGACTCACGGTAGAAAGGCATCTCGTTCTGAATGTCCGAAAATCCACCAACGTCTCTTAACTCTGCCTGCGCATCAAAATTGGATGCCTTTAAGGATACAGGGAGACCGTTTTTCCCTTTGATAAATCTAAGCTCAAGGCTGTCCTGTTTTCTGGTTCCAAATTTCTGTCTACCTAAGTAAGGCGCAGAACCAAGCGTTTTTTCATAATTATTCCACATAACCCCAAGGCTTCTTGCGGTAAATGCTTCTGATAATGGTAATGCCATTCTCTAATACCTCCATTTCTTAATCAAAAAAAGTGACACGCGGTGTTGCTGCTTTTGCAGTTGCTTCCACGGTCACTCCGTTCGCTGTTACCTTTGCGCTGTCAATAGAACCCTGATATACATAAGTTCCAGGCGCATCTCCCATTGTTACGTCAACATCTTCCAGAAGATACCCTTTGCAAGATTCGTCATTGCTTGGGAACGGTGTCCCTGCCTTTGCAATCTTCTTTCCGTTTGCATCGGCACTTGACACCATTGTCTGCGGAACGATGCACGCCGCACCCTCATAAGGAAAGAATTTTAAAATTCCTTTACTCTGTGTAAAGTCTCTTTCAATCGGTTTTCCCATAATTTACCTCCTATAAAACATAATGGTCTTTGGCTTCTGCATTTTTTGCCGGTTCGCCAAAGCTGATACTTTCGGCATTTTCAACATCTGCCGTTTTTTTATTGTCTCCACCTGCAGTACCGCCGCCCGGATTTTCAGAATTATTTGCAATCTCCTGTTCCTTTGCCTGCGCTGCCGCGGTTTCCTTTTCGGCTGTAATCTTTCCAAGAGCGTCATAATCAAGGCTTCCATTATCCTTGACAACGGATTTTGCCTGCTCTGCATTGATTTTTAACTTTTCCATCAATGCTTCGCGCTGGTCTCTAATGGCGTTTTTCTTCTGCATATCTGCAATCTGCTGATTTGCTGTCTCTAACGCCTTGTTTGCTTTTTCAAGTTCCGTGAGGTTTCCTGCTTCCATTTCATCCAGCTTTTTCTGCAACTCATCTGCGCTGTCTGCCTTTGCCTTAAGCTCTGCTGCTTTTGCCTGTTCTCTCTGTACGGCACTGCCGTAATCAGCAATGATTTTTTCAACATTTTCCTCACTGATACCCATTGCAATTAACTCTTCTCTTTTCATTGATTACCTCCGATATGTCTTTACGAATTTTTGCGGTGCAACGACACCGAATGACACTGTTGATTTTTACGCTCACAACTTTGCGAATTTTTATAAAATAAAAACAGCCACCGATTACTCGGTAGCTGTCTTATTTTGCTGTTTATTTAATTGATTTACAATTTCCTGTGCTTTTTGTTCCTGCTCTTCTGCATCATCAATGGTTTTCCACAACACATCTATATATGGCTTAGACAAGAGGAATGTCTTTTCAGCATCTCCCCAAAGGCCCACCGTTTTAATGGCAATAAGAGGATGTATGCCGCACTCTAAAAGCTGATATAGTGTTTGCGACTTTGTATACATATTGTCTTGCGGGCTATGATTAATTTGCACATCAAAATCCCTCATTGACAATTTCAAATCATTTTCCTTAACACGTATTACATTTAAGACAACTTTTGCAAGTCTCTTCTCTGCCGATTTCACAATTGGGTCTTTTAATTTTGCTCTTGTCTTTGAAAAATCCCATCCAGCCCTTAATGATACTGCTCCTTGTGTATCTCCTCCAGAGTTTTGTGACTCTCTGTTTGGTATTGCTAATATTGCCAAGGCATTGTCCCAAAGATCATCTTTTGCCACCTGGCACTGACTCTGGTTAAGTTCCTGCGTCATGATCTCAACATCGGCTTTGTTATCCTTGTTATTGGACTTTACCGTCAAAGCATGGCTCATTTTCATCTCTTCAAACGTTTTTTGGTCGATTTCACAGTTCACAAACTTGACCCAGTACTGAACAAACTGCTCAATTCCATCCATTCTGTTTGACTGCATATTGTTTATGGCATCAAAAATACCTATGACAAGCTCAATATCAGAAATTCTCTCATGATTATTTGGAAACTCAACAATAGGTATACTTCCAAATGCATGCAATTTCCATTCAGAAACTACTCCGTTTTGAAGTTTACATGAATAGTTGTCCGTATAGCACAGTTTGTACCATCTTCCATCTTCGTCTTTAAGCTCCTGCACCGCAACCACCGGTTCTTCCGTGCTCCGATTATAAATAACACACGTATTCATTGGAGTAGGCGCAACAATTTGAAATGGTATTTCTCCATTTGCAAATCTTACCGCCTTAAAAGATGTTCCGGTTGCTGACTGCCACTCTCCTGCTTTAATGTCTTTTTCCTGTTTATTCGCATCCACAAGATAGTCATTCAGCGCATCCACTGCCCGATTAATTTCATCATCATCTTTTCGACTGATAAACTGTATTGGCTCGCCATATGTCTGTCCTACTTTGAACTGAACAATCTCATACGCATGATTTTCTACTATTTTGTTTGTAATATCAGCATTTTGCACCTTTACACGGTATAAAACAGGCTGGTCACCTTTGTAATATCGCCAAAGATATTCTATGATGGTTTTGTTGTAATAAAAATTTCCGATGCAGTCTCCCACCACATTGACAATATTATCTGCTGTGATGGTTTCAACATCTGTATATAAAATTTTTCTACCATAACAGCCTTTAACAAGGTCTTGGAGAGATTTGTCATTTCTCATTTTTTTTCTCCTAAATAAACGTCATCCCACTGGATGTTGACCGGATTGGAAGAGATTTTAATTCCGTCTTCTCATTCTCCGGATAAAATACCACTTTTTTGTGACATTTCCTACATTCCACAGAAATGTTCATTGTTGAACGCCCATCGTGCGTGGCAACTTTTCTTCCACACCGCGGGCAATATATTTTTTTTGGTGTATATCCCATAAAATCCTCTTTTCTTTGCAAAAGAAAAAGCACCGGAGATTTCTCTACGATGCTTTTATAAATTGGGGGAGGTGAAGTATTCAACTTTTGTTGCTTTCTTCGATTATAACTATATCAGAAAAAAAACGGACATATCGGACAACTTTACTCTTTCATAAATCTATCAAACGCTTTTCTCACGCTGTCTTCTGTGTTATTGCCTCCTATTTGGTCGGCAACCTTATTCCAAGATTGATTTTCTAAAAATCTAAGGTTAATTATTCTTCTAATTCTGCTATCATCAACGCTTGCAATAAATTCTTCAACCTCATTGGTTTTTTCCAGCAAATCATCTTCAAGCAACTGCAACGTGGCTTTTCTAGCATAAAGAAGTGTTTTCTTTCTGCTGTACTCTGGAAAAGGTATACCCTCAATCTTAAAATGCTGTTTACCGCCATCGCCGCCGCTAACAGAATCTATAACCATTTCTCCGGCTTCGATTTTACTTATATCTTTTTCAAGCCGTTCTATCTTTAATCTTACTTCTTTCACCTCTTCTTGCAGGTCTGAATATTGTGATAAAACTTCCTTTGTTACCATAAGATATTAATACCTCCTGAATGGGTTTTGCGCTGCTTCAACTCTTGCTATTCTTTTATTTCCATAAATCATGTCACATAATTGTGCCGTAGAGTCTATCCCGTCATCATGCTTCATTTTCCCTTCAAAAGTAGCAGACAAAATATTTTGAAAATACTTTCTGTACTCTTTTGTTTGATATTTCATGTCCACAAAATGAAGTTTTCGTATGTCTGGAGCATGATTTTTGATTCTATCCATTTTTGCAGTCTGATTGTCTGCCGGATCATGACTTGTGTTAATAGGGTATCCGTCTTTTTCCCATATTTTTTCACAGTCTGTGCGGTATGCTGATGTTGTCTTTGTTTCCTCAAAATGGACTTCTGCTGTCTTATTATTAAATTTATCTAAATGTCTTTCCATTCGTGAAGTAACTTCCGGTATGGTAATTTCCTTATCACCGTCATTGTAGACAACATCAGTAATATAATGTTCTCCGTCAATCTCATAGCAGATAGGCATTGATACAAAATCACCGCCACCATAAGCAGGGTCATTAGCTGCAAATATCCTATCAGGTCTTATTCCTTCAAGTTCTGCCGGATTAAAGAAATTCATAATATCGACATTGAACATCTGACCCTTTCTTTCAATAGGCTCCTGTTGATACTGTGCAAACCATGATGCCATATCGTCATTGTTTTCAAAAGATGCCATACGTCTTTTGTAATCAAGAGTTGTATATCCCAAATGATACGGATAATCAAAATTGCTTTCTCCGTTTTCATTTAGGGCAGGAATAATAACCTCTCTGTGCCGTATGCCTTTGTATTCAGGATCATTTTGTAATAGGTCTAAACGTCTACCTTGAACGTCCTTTTTCGCCCAACGTGTTCCTATCCCCAACAATTTAGCCTTTCCAGGCTTAATTCTTGGCATAAAGTTGTTGTCGAATTTTCCCCATACAGTATTTTGCCTGTCTTCACTCAATGCTTCATCAATACCGCTGAATAAGTCATCATAAACTCCAAGCCCGTCACAGTCACAAGCACCATTCAATGTTCCGTAAATGCTTCGCATTGTAAATGTTGGGTATGTTTTTTTACGTATAAGGTCTACTGTCAAATCTTTTCCGTCAGTAACCAACTTTTTCTCTACTATATTTGGATATATTTCAGCATACGTGTATGTCGGGTCCGTAATCATTTCTATGATACCGTCATAGTAACCACCAGTAATTTTGTCTGAATATGCCGAATACAGATTAGATCGCTCTGGCCTGTTAGAACCAAACCACAGATTTCCCATTTTGACTATTTGTGTCTTGCCTATTCGTCCAGGGCAAAATACCATTCCTTCGTCCAGCGCATCATCGTACAGATCTTGAATAAGCTGTGCTACCTGCCGTAATGGATTTATTCTCGGCTGATAAAATCTCTCTTCTACCGGTCTATTCTTTTCCATGTATAGCATGAAACTTTCAAATCGGTAATGTGCTTCAATCAGAAGAATTTTGTAATAGTCATCAACAAGGGTGTATTTTTCTTCATGTTGTTGGCTGTATTTTTCAAGGTCAAGTATTCTACCGCCTGTCCTACCCATGCAAAAACGCTCTACAATGCCCTTAGAACGGCTTGTAAGTTGTAATCCATACTGAATATCCTTTTCTGTATTTATTGCCACTCCTGCCGCTTCTATGTACGCGTCAATGACCTGTTCATCTATTCCATGTGTATTTATGTAATTTTCATATCCATTTACTGTGGAAATTAGGCTTGAACTTGCCAAAAGAAAAGCACCTCCGCAAAAAAGCAGAAGTGCCTTAAGACCTCTGCCAATAATTTTTGTTGGTTAGCGACTAACTCCGTTTGTTAGCCGGTAATAATTTTTAAATTCTTGCTGTACAGTGTTCTGCCTCAAATTCCTTGTTTTCTCCGTTATAAATTGTGACTCCATTCTTGTCCGTCTTGTATCTATCAAACACACATACAGTATTTATGCCATTTCCAACACAGTCTGCATGAAAGTCTATGTTGTATACCTTTTTCTGCCATTTTCCGTTAGCATAAATCTTTGTGTAACCGCCTTTTCTAGTTTTGATTATAATTTTTGAACGTGTTTTCTTCATTTATTCCCCCAATAATAAGTTTTAAGTCAATATCTAATTCCCTTACAAGCGTCATGAACCGCCCGATCTTCAAGCCATAACTTGCAATGTCCTTTAGCAATTCCTCTCGACTGTTTTATGATGTCAAAATATGACATATTAAACTCTTTTTTGTATTTAAGAAAATGCTTGATGTAAAAAAGCATCTCTTTTTCGTACAATTTTCTGGTATTATGTTTTACCCTGTTGTCAAAAATAAGGAAGTGTATTCTCTCTCTCATTTCCAATGCACCTTGAACCCTTTCTCTGTATAATTTTCAACCGCCTGTTTCAATTCTTCCTTGCTTTTATATTCCTCTCTAAGCATGATTGCTACCTTTTTCTTTTCCACAGCGTATATTCCGCAGGTAACAGCTTTGCTCGCCGTATCAAGAACTGCTTTATACTGTTTGCTGTTCATCTCGTATGTGCTGTTATTGATATTAACAATCATGCTTCATACACTCCTTCTCTTCCTTATGAGTTTGCATCAACATTTTTTAGATATTCAATGAAACTCATTTCAGCCCCCTCGCATGTTAAACCTTCAATAGGATTTTTGTGATAGTTTTCACGAAAATACCTCAATGCCTGTTCTTTTTCTTTTTCTGAATAAGAGTCCCATTTTGATATCCCAGATTTTTTTTTGAAAAATTCGCAATCGTGTTCTTTATAAGCAAATCCTACTGGAGGAATATACTTTTCTGGATGGTTACAAAATTCTATCGTTTTTTTCAAAAATTCATTCCATTCAATTCCAAAATAAGCACATTCATAGCATGTCATTCTTCCGCCAACTTTCTTCCACACATCGGGCAAAATGCAATATCAAAGTATCCTTTCGCCATACAATAGTTTGAATAAATCACAATACCGGGAACTTTGTCCCCTGTATTCATCATAATTTGTGCATTTGTCAAATTCGTTTCATTTGCACACTTCTGAATGGGAATATTAGCGCCGAATATTCTGTTATTATCGTAATTCTTGCAAAATTTACACATTTCAATCACTTCCTAATAAACCTAGGTTCACAATCTTCCAAAGTTGTTACTTCTATCATTTCCGGTTCATGTCTGCAAATCCTTCCGTTTAAATCAATATATGGTTCCAGTTCTATCTTCGTACGAAAACCATATGGAGTTTTGCAATAAGGGCACGCTTTTTTGTCTCTTTCAATTGGTGCGCCACAATTTACACAGTTTAAAATCATTCTCATATCTCCAATTAAAGAACCTTACTAAGCGGATATACAAAATTGATGTGGCATGGATTTGCACCACGCAGGAGTGTACAATCTGGTCATCTATGTTGTCGGTTTCAACCAATTCTCTACGACAATTCCGTTTACCTATTCCGTCACACATCAACACCCAAGGCATACCTAGGATTTTCGCTCGGGCAAGAGCGCAGATACAAGGACTCGAACCTTGACAACGATTTTACTCGTTGGAGAGATTAGCGATCTCCTGTGATACCATTACACCATATCTGCATAGCCGAGCAGTTTCCGTTTTTTACTTGCTCCACACTACCCCAAGTGCAAGTTTCTTTTAGTCAGCGGTTGGCGCCATCTTTTGAATGGCAACCGCTCAATCCAGTTCCCTGTGCTAAGTTTAACCGGTATATTGATTAGCACCTGCATTTCTGTAATAAACGCACTAGGGGTGTACTGGCAACAACACCCATCGAAGCGGAAGGATTCGAACCCCCGACATTCACTTTTATGAACGCTCCAGCCTACGAGCTTCGCCTCGAAACCGCCATACGACGGTTAGCAATCATATTTTTCGTGCCATGCGTTGCACTATCCTGTGTGATATCACAGGAAATAGGCTGGTGAGGATTTGCACCTCACATAACAACGACTTTCCACAACGGGTAACACCCTTAACAGGTTCCTTCATTGCCTTGTTGATTCAATGACTTGTTCCTAACCAAAGCGTGGTTGTCTTATGCTTAAGCGTCTACCTTTTCCGCCACTGCCTAACATATTTGGGGAATTACATTTTGGGCAGCTCAGGCACCGTGGGATAGGCACCCGAACTATCAAGTCTGACTGCTATATGGATTGCTTGTCAGCAAATTACGGAACGATCATCATTCATCACCATATAGGCTTACGCCTAATGCCGCGCTCCGCGGCAAATACCACCGGACGGTCTCGCACCGCCCTTAACAGAATCGTCCTAGTGGCGAAAGGATGTGTCATGAAAAACACCAAGAAGAATATCTTTTACGGAATGAATCGTTAAATCCATTCCTCAATCGGAACATCAGGAATCGAACCTGCGACCGCTCGGATATAAGCCGAGTGCTCTGCCAACTGCGCTATGTTCCGTTGCGGCATATTAAAATGCCGCAATGTAGGATTTTTATCTTGTTTTATATTTGCTCACAGACATCAGCATTGAATCGCACGCCGAGTTATTCTGATTCAAGCTGTTTTTGCTTGTGAGCTTAAGCTATACCGGATGCTCCGATTTCTCGCTCTGGTGATCGGCGTCACTATCCAGATCGAGCAAATCTCCGGTGCTGTCCGGTCCTTTTGATTTTGTTATATGTATTCTTTCCTCTGCACAAATGATAGGCAGATGAAAGCAAATACCGAATATTGGACTATAAAACATTCTGTTACCTCCACATCAGAAAAATGTTCAGCAACAGCAACATCACAAGTACCCATAATGCAATTGCTGTTTCTTTGTCTTTGGATTCTCTGCCAGATACAAATAGTATCAGCATAAAAATAACATCCAGCGTCGATATAATCGTTTTAATAATTACCATGGTTGTTTTCCTCTCACAAGTTTCTTTAGCAGGATTCGAACCTGCGAATACTGGAATCAAAATCCAGTGCCTTACCGCTTGGCGATAGCGCTATATTAACACTACTTTTCCGGCATGTAATAGACCATGTTATCAAATACAGTTATTCCCATACAAGGATCATTCATCTCAACGCATCTGATCGATATGTTTTTAGATACTGCAAACATTTCGGCCACCTGTTGTTTATCCATGTTTGTGCTAATAACTTGAAAAGCCGAAAATGCCTTGTGCATATCAGAGAATACTTCTTTTTCTCTACCTAAATTCGCATACGTCCCAATGGTAAACGTTTTTCCATCAACCATAGCAGTTATCATTCCATGATTTGCTGTGAATACCGCTCGGTCAAAATCAAGCGAAACGTCTTTGCTTTGTGATACTACTCTCATACTTTTCCATCCAATCTCTTTTTGTTTTTGAGGATATTTAAAGGACTTAGTAGTGCTGATTTTCTCAACCTATCAAACCCCCTCCCCATCCATGCCGAATCATGCTTTGAACATTGATAAATTGTTTGAATTGTTCGTACAATTCTCTGTTTGTGTTCTAACTATTCGTTAAACCTAAGTTTCTTAAACTGTTTAAACGAAAGTATGCGGCTCAAGATGCTTAAACACTGGGCTTTAAATTGTTTGAATTGTCTATCACGATTTCACCATTATCCGGGCTTGAATTGTCAAAGTTGTCCGGCAATCTCGCACAATTCCCGCTTCCCAGTTTTGGAAGCTCCGAAGCTGTCAACGCTCTTACTCTGGGTCCCTGATCTCTAACGCCCGGCATATTGAAGCCGCAGTACTTATTCAGTGATGGCATGTAATTCATGGGGTTTCCTTTGCCGGAAACCTGTAAACCTACCAAACTTTCCTCACGCATTTCGTCAATTTTTTTGCAAATGTCGGAGCCTGATGAGCCTAGCTGCACGCCATTAACCCATCCGTTTAACGTATCTCTATGTATTCCGGTAAAGAATGTAAACCCAACAATATTCACTACTTTCTCGTAGTCATTACACAGGTCTATATATATATCTAATACCTCGTTAACCTTATCTGTATCATAGGCATTATTAATATTATTATCATCCTTCAGGTACTTTGGATTAACTTTAAACACATGTTCATAAATATATTTACAGCAGTTATACCATCTATTCTGTGATATTTTGCATAAATCCTCTATATTCCTCTCTTCCATCCAGAGATTTATATACATGTCAATGTCATCTTTAAAAACATCAACTGTATTATTCACTTTCTTCATTTCAACTGCTGACATGTTATATATCTCCTCTCTCCAGTACTGGAATACTTAAAATAAAAAATGCAACTGATACAATCAGATCATGATGATCTCGACTGTACCGGCTGCATGAAGTCCGTTTCTTTCGGGACCTCGACGGCTGCCGCCGCCCGTTGCCCGAATGCGTTTTTAATTTAATAAAACAATATCATTCTATCATTTTCTTGTCAAGGTATATTTTAAAATTAAATTTTAAGCCTGTATATTATATATATTATTTATATAAATATACTGCCTTATTTATAATATATATTTTTAATATTACAAGAGAGAATATACTTTTTCTCTAACTCTAGTGTCTTACTCTACGTTGCAAAAATGTTGCAATTTGTTGCAGAGGTGTTGCATTGCAACAAAACTAATACTATTCTATCATTTTTGTCCTGTCCGTAATAAAATTATCACTCTTGAAATTTTGTGAAAATTTAACAAAGATTTTCTACGTTTTAAACAAAAAAAGACAGCTATATTTCAAGCTGTCAAATTATCAATACTCATTTCAATTATTCAATTTCAAACCCTACCAGCTCCCACTGATCCGGTTCTCCGTCCTCATCGTAAGATACAGGATCGTTAATTTCTTTAACTCTAAAACTCGGTGTATCTTCATCCAGCGCCGCGCCTGTACTGTCACATTTCCATGCTTCCATCGTCTCGCCGTTGCTTGTGTCGTGATCTACTGCGATCATTCCTAACTCTTCAACCTTGAAAATTTCTACTGCAAAATGTCCTTCCATCTGTCCTAACTCTTTTAAAATCTTTAACATAGCTTTTTCCTCTTTTCTTTCTTCTCTGGATGTGCTATATTCAAATAGCATACATTTCACTTGGTATGGTTTTTGTGTGTCGGGCTGGATTTTCTCCAGCCCTTTTGTTTTCTCCTTTCCGGCTTTCGCCTATTGCCTTTCGACAATATTATAATAACATTAAAATATAATTTTGTCAACACTAATTTTAGTGTTTTAAAAAAATCTTATTTTTTCTTCATCAGTCGGAACGATTTCCAATACATCCGACGGCTGACATCTTAAAATAATGCAGATCGTGTTAAGCGTGTCTGTAGTGATTCCCTTCCCTTTTCTCAAATTCTGCATAGTCGCTTCACTCATTATCTTCTCTTTTCTCATCCGAGTAGAAGTGTATCCGTGTTTTGAAAGTTCTTTTAATACATCTATTTTATAATTAAACATTTTTTCACCTCACATTTTTTATTTACTACATTATATATAGAATCACTCTAAAAATCAACATGAAAATATTTTACAAGAACACTCTTTTTAGTGTTGACACGCACTAATATTAGTGTTATTATAATCTCAACAGGAAAACAAGGAACGGAGGAAATCAAAATGGTAGATAAAAAAATAAAGGATTTTACAAAAGGAATTGAAGAGATCGCAAAACTTCATCCAGCAGATCAGGAAAAGGTTTTTCAGATGGTTGCCGATCGAAACGGCGCCGCCGCTGCTGGATACATTGAAAAGAAAGTAAATGATTATGAAACAGCAAGAAACATGTTAAAAAAATTCTTTAAATAACGGGAGGAATGAACATGAAAGATTATGCAAAGTTTATGAAATGGGCAGTTGTTTACATAACCGACAGAAAAGGACAGGACGACAGGAAGAGCAAAGTTAAAGTTGAAGCTCTTTTCAGTTCTCCAGTACAGGCAGAGGATAATTACATCATCCGCAACCAAGAAATTAAGCGATATATCCTCCATGTGGATGATTTAGAAGAGTTTGAAACAGTGTACAATCAGTTGCAAGATTTAAGGGAAAAATATGGAGAATATGCAATCTTCCACATTAAAGATCTTAATCTTAGTTGCGATAAGGAAAACAAATGGCGCGAGATATTAGAAGTATATACAAGCATTGACTTTTAGCCGAAACGCTCCGATCTGGAGCGTCAGCCGCGGGATGGTCTCCCGGCTCTGATGAGGCAGACTAGAAAGGGAAAACATGAAGGATTGGACGTTAGAACAATTATATGACCTTTGGAGAGGTAGAGGATATACAAAGAAGGAAGCGCAGGCGAAAGCTGAAAAGGATTTTAGAGAAATGCACCGGAAGAAATCCGAAGCAGAACGCCACCAGATCATGCAAGAAATGCTTTACAACTAAGTCGAAACCGCCGCAGAGGATGCACGCCGGATCACTACCGGCGGCGGTTTTTACCCAAAAGGGATTTTATTTTAAGGAGGATTTATAAATGACACAATTAGAAAATTTGAAAAACCAGATCAAGGAATTAGAAAAATCATGTGATGAAGCGCGTGATAGAATTAAAAACGAGAACCTGCCGTTTTTAAACATTTATGAAAACAGAGCTGCATTTTTTATCAACAAAATAGAAATCCGAAACGTGACAAATCAGGGAATCCGGGTTTGTATTGTTTTTGAAGATGAAAAAGAGCTTGCAATCGCGATTAGTGATTATGCAGAGAATATAGCGTTTTAAGCCGGGATCGTCCCGGCTTTTTCCAGTGTCCGGATATATTGCAGCTTGACAAGATACACGCCCGGTCATATAATGCGCTTAAGCGAACACGTATAAGCCATTTTAAGGCTTGCGCAAGGCAATGCAGTGCTTTTATATATTTACAGCACGAAACGTCTGTAAATCGTTTTTACGACGTTGCAAGCCTGTAAACACTGTGTTCATCTTGCCGCGTTGGCATCCGGCAGCATGTCAGACAATGCCGGCCTGCTGATCACAGCGATGTGCACTATCCCGGCAGCCCGCCGGGGTGTGAAAATTCTGATTTCTGATCTCAAAATCGAGCCATTTTCCAAGAAGAAAAAATTCAAAAGTTGAAAAATGAGATTCCAACTGTGAAAAGACAATATGCACAGTAAATTATTATGCGTCATTTCGCAAATTGTGAAATTTGACTAATTCGCTCTCTTCTCTTTCTCTGGCTCTCGGTCTGTTTCTGCTTTTTCTGCGATTTCGTTGTTCTTGTTCCCATTCGAAAATTCCTCATTTACTTTCTGGTTGCGTGATTTGTAATTTACAATCTTTACATCTGTGTTCAATTCATCCGGTATCTTCCCGACGATCAACACTGTATGTGGCTGCAACATGTCGATCATAACTTTGAATCCCTCGCAAAACTCTATCCGTGCCGCCTTTGCCCGCACTCTTCCATTTGTGCATACAGCAATCACACCGCCCTTACTGTACCCGGCAAAACAAAGATCATAATTGTCTTTGTCCGGGATACCTACGGACGGTATAACACGGATCCCGTTCAGAAACATGTAATGTGCAAGTGCATGGTTCCGGTACACGTTATACAGGTTCAATGCAAACGGCATACCACAATCGCCAGTAGCAATACTGAAATCCGGCATACAGACCGAGTGGAAACACTTCAAGTGTTCCAGGTATTTATCCGGGTTATTCCACAGTCTTTGAAACTTTGAATCGTCAATATAGAAATTCACATTCAATTTTCTATGCCCTTTTATCTTTTGTGAAAAGCTCTCTCCAAAATCTATGGAATCCTCTGGCAGATAATCCAAACTACATGCCGGGACAATCGGGATCTGATATTTTTCATCAAGCTCCGCTCCATAGATCATATATTCTTTCATAACATCAAAAGATGTATGACATCCATTGTACAATACTATCACCCCCAAAAACATTTTACTATTTTTCTTCTTGACAAACAACTTCTTTTGTGAAAAGCAAAGAACGTGCGGCGTAATCACTTCTGCTTAGTTCATTTATCAGCTTTTCCCTTGTCATTTCCGGGTTTGTTCTGTGAATATACCGCAGCAATTCATCTATTTTGTCCACTATGCTGCCCTCCAATCAATGTTTGACATCAGATCATCCAAAAGATAGATCAAATCAGTACCGTACAGGCTGATCCAGTCCGCAAGATACTCTTCCTGCTCAATCGGCATATGAATGTTATAGGAAAAGCAAAAACAATGACAAAGTTCATGAGCCAGTATTTTGCGCAAATAGCCATTTTCTGGTTTATCCGAAACATATATTATCCTATCATTCCAATCAGTCACAGCAAGGCTAATAGAGCCATCAGAGCGCATTAATTTATGACTTGCGCCGTGAACAAATTCTATTTTCCATTCAATACCATTTATCACAAACATATTTACCTCCAAAAAAAGAAACCACCAGCCAAATATCAGCCAGTGATTTCTAAATTTAAAGTTATTCTTCTTGCTCTTCAATCAACAAATAATTAATGTACCTTGTTGCTGTTCCAGCAAGTTCTTTGCTGTAGTCTAGCAAGTCCATCTTGTACTCCGGTTTATGCCCATATGTGACTCTATAGAACTTTTCCACAAGTTCTAAGTTATGTAAGTCAGACAATTCCACAAGAATTTTGTGATATAAAAATTTTCTCGTCCATCCGAACCGGTCACAGATAATTTTGAGTTTCCAGTTATTTTTATTAAACCATTTACCACTCTCTATCTTTTTTACGATGCTCCAGTGTGAAAACGGGTCTTTCTCCGGAATTTCAGCCTGCGGATTTTTCAAAGCCTGTTCCATGTCGTGAAAGCGATTGATGTATTGAGCTGTGAAAGCCGTTCCCTTAACTCCGGTCAGCTTGTGGGCGATAAATTCGCATCCTTTCTTTGTAATGTCAAAGCAAGGTTGTGTTTTGTTTTGACTATTTTTATATGTGCTTTCTTTGAAAAAATCGGACAGCGCAATTTTGCGCTCTCCTTCAAGTTCCTCATTTGCTTTTGATATTTGGTTACAATATCTTCTGATATCTCTCATCAATTCTTTGTGGTTCTTCCCAACCATTTCCGAAACTTCCATACTGGTTAACGTCTGTTCTAATTGTTTCATCTGAATATCATTCATCAGCAAATCCCCCATTTATTCTTGAATGAAATAATTGTGTTCAAAATAAACTGCAAAAATTTTTCGTCCTGTATGCTCTGGATTTCTGTAATCAGCTGTTCTTTCATCTCGCACCGCCTTTCTTGTCAGATGCAAGGTTACTTGTAAAAATCCAGACACATCTTAAAAAGTGTTCGCTAAGTACATTCAGATTTTTGGTAATTGCTTCAATATACATTTCTCTCATAGATTTTTCCTCCCTTTCAATTTTTTCTTGAAAAGAGATACTCTCTATGATAAAATATTTCACAGAGAGTTATCTCGGTTTTAGGGCAGTTGCATGACCGTCAAATCATTTGCAACTGCTCTTTTTGTTTAACTGCTGATTTCTTCATCAACCTTGTTGTCAAGCCACTCTTTTTTAGTCATTCCTTTTTCAAAAAGTTTTTCTTCTAACTTTTCAAACTTCTCCCTGTCAAGCTCAACACTAAAATTTCTTGTCTTTTCTCTACGTTGTTTCATATAATCAGCTCTGCTCTTGGGTGCGATTTTAACCACCTCCTTGTTACGAGTTACATTATATAATGTTACATGTAACAAGTCAATACCTTTTTGAAAAATTTCCAAATCCACAAATCACTAGCTGATATTCAGTTGTCAATGTTCAAACAAACAGGGGCATTTCTGCCCCTGTCATTACATTTTGGAAACAAGCGTTGACAGCTTGCTCTTTGTCATTGTGCGCTCTTCCGGTGTCATGTCGGAGATAAGTTCCGCCATATCCTCCGAAAGCTCTTTCATGTATTTTTCAAGGTCATGCATCTTTGCGTCCTTGTCCTCCGGCGTATTGCCCTTGTGAAGCTCTTTGCTTTCCATGTAGCTTCTACGGCTCATGCCGCTTTTGCCCTCTCTGCGATCACGCATTCCACCATCTTGTGTCATTTTAGGCTCGGTATAATACATTCTGCCGGAAGAACGATCCATATCACGGTCGTGTTCCATTTCCCGGTACATTTCCGGTGTCATGTGCCAGTATGGAGGTTCTTCATATCCGCGGCGCGTACCTCTTCCTTTTGGGGCAAATCTTCCGTTTGCATAGCGGTAGTTATCATAAAATCTTCTGCCGTCATCGAATCGATCAAACATTTCCATTGTTTCATCTGCACTGGATTCTTCCATTGCTTTCATCAATGTACGATAATACATTGCTTCTGCAAGGTCTTTCATCATGTCTGTAACCTGTCCCATTTCACACGGGTCTATATTTTCAATTCCTTTGTCAATTTCGCATTTAGCACATTCAGACAGTTTTTCAATCATTTCGTGCATTCTCTTAATATCCATAAAACCGCCCTCCTTACGCTTCCCGGACTGCAATTAAATTGCTGTTCTGAACTTCGATTGACTGCGTAGACGTATTCTGTACCGCTACCGTAACACAACAACCGCGAGGAACGTCCACATATGCCTGCGCCGAAACGTTAAAGAAGTTTTCAACTGCCGCCGGTGTAACAATCATTCGAGTTGACTGCAACGGTTCTCCGTCAATTGCAATAGCCAGTGAAATAGCTTCAACTGTGCCACCGGTAGGAATTTGAATGTTCCCGGAATAAGATACCAAAAATCTTGCCCGGCACTGATTTGTAAGTCCTCTTAATTTAACAATGCCACTTCCCTGTCTATGAACAATGCATTTTGTTGCGCATACCGGAGTTTCTGTAAATGCTACATCTTCTCCCTGCGCGACAGTTTGAATTGCAATTCCTGTAAATTCTGCCATAATTATTTACCTCTCTTTCAAAAAATAAGGGCAAACATTATAGTCTGCCCTTTGTGTTTATAAGCAATACTGCACAGCAGACATAATCGAGTTAAACTCAATTAAGATACTCAATTATTCAATTTTGTGTAGCAGCTACTTTTAGCAGCTACATCCTGTGTTACATCCACAACCATACGCATAAGCGTTAGGATTTGGAACAACATATGCCGGGATTGCAGCCGGATTTACAGCGTTGATGATCTGCTGTGTCTGCGCTGACATTGCAGTAGTGAGCAATGCAGACTGGCGATCCTGTGATGCGGCTCTTCTTAAGTCATTATTTTCTGCCTGTAAGGAAGAAATCTTTTCCTGACACAGGTAATCAAGGATTGCCCTTGTTCCTGCCTGCTGGCTGTCGATAATGTCTCTTGTGTTGCTGTTCATGGTGTTCTGCAGTGCACATGTGTTCTGCGCCATATTGTAGTTCACACCCTGGATAGCTTCTCTGGTTTCGCAGCAGCAATTAGCCAACTGGGACTGCAAAGCATTCTGCGCCTGCATAAGTGTCACGTTTGTGGTATTAAATCCCTGCTGTGTCTGGTAGCCAAGGTTGCAGATTGCATTGTCTACACCATGAAAACCGTTCATAACGGCGGTATTCTGTGCGTAAAATCCATCACAGAGACCATTTGTGATACCATCTAACTTTCCGATGATAGCCTGCGTGTCAAAACCACGCTGAATTGCAGAGTCGGTGTATGCAGATGCTGTCGCTCCCATACCTCCGTTTCCTCCCCAGCCATTGCCGCCAAAGCCGCCCCAGCCAAAGATCATAGCGAAGATAATGATAGCCCACCAGCCATCGCCGCCCCACATACCATCATTGTTTCTTCCGTTTCCTGTCACTGCTGCAATATCAGCAAGACTAGGCATTGCATTTCCATTAAACATTTTGTTTACCTCCATCTGATCTATTTACAAATGGGATAACCGGTTATTTTGCGCGCACCCCAAAATGTACTAATGATTAAACATACTCATAACTTTCTGTTTTGCTTCATCTACCGTAATTCCTCTTTCTTTACAGAGATTCTCTGCCATTGTCTTAAGTCCACCTGTATCTCCGCTTTGATACATTTGCATGGCATTTTTTGCCATAGGATTGTTTTGAACCTGCGGAGAATTCATCATTTGATTTAACAATAATTGTGCCGGATTCATTCTGGATCACTCTCCTTTTTTACCTGTGAAGTTTTTCTTTGACTGCTTGGAATTTTATCTAATCGGTTTTCTATCTGTTCAATCTTCCCAAAAAGTTCATCAAACTTCTGCATAAATGCACCTGTGCACTCGTCTGATAGGTCAAATTTCAATTTTTCAGTATCATGCGATAAATTGCTAACAGTATCATGCGAAACTGGCTTAAAAACGATTGTGCGAATTGTTCCATCTGCGTTCCAACTTTTAGCGTATATTTCTGTCATATCCTGTTTTGGGAAAAATGCAACGCTGCCATCCATTGGCACATCATTGGCAGTGATGTTTTCTACCGCCGGAACTACTTTTCCATTTATGCCAAAAGTTTGAACCGGGATCTGCTGCTGAATTTGCTGCGGTGCCTGCATATAATTTTGTGTATTATCAATGCGTGGCTGATTCATATACGGATTGTATGCGTACTGCTGCCCGTATTGCTGCATCTGCTGATTATAAATCGGATTCTGGTATGCTCCGCTCATATTCATCCTGTTTGACCTCCTCTAAAACATCTTCTATTGCGTGTATGATAGACGACTGCGTTGACAAGTCCAAGGACTGTAACTCTTTTCTGGCAAAAATTTTTTCAAGAACTTCATCTGAAAACACCACCATCCCTCCCTTTGATTATATTTTTGCATAAAAAAAGGCGGCAAAACCGTCACGATTCCGACAGTTTGCCGTCAAAAAATACAACAAAAAAGAACGCATTAAGCGTCCATATATCCGTTCGTGTTACCTTTAGTGTTACCTTTGATTTTGACCTTTAGAAAAGACACCATTCAAAAACTCCTTTCTTTCAGTAAAATCAAGGCTTCACAAGGTTTTCTTAAACAAAAATAAAGTAGCGGAAGGGAGATTCGAACTCTCGACACTACGGGTATGAACCGTATGCTCT